AATTTTTCATATTCAGAAGTATCTCTATCATTTATCTTATATATAAGGTCTGCTTTAGCTTCTTTAATAGTTGCACCATGTGCCCAATGGTTATCACCATCGGTTACAAGATAAAGCGGTTTATCTTCTTGTCCAAGCTGATGTACCTTATATACATTGCCATGGTGAGAATCAATAACACTGAAAATGCCATCGGCTTTAATATATCTCACTCCGTCTCTCTCCAATAAGATAGCATTATTAATATGTTGTGGTGAAATATTCCTATTAATTTGTGAAAAATCTCTAACATATAGAACTCGTATAAACAACTCATCTCTAACAGTTAGATTATTAGGTAGTTCTCTTATATTAACACCATATAAGTATAAATCACCAATAACTGTTAAGTTGTCAGGTAATTTTGTAATCTTTGTATCACTTAGGTCAAGATTACCATTAATTGTCAAATTATCAGGTAACTCTGTAATAGGTGTGCCAGATAGTAATAGACTGCCACCCAATGTTAAGTTATTAGGTAACTTTGTAATGCCAGTACGTCTCATAATAAGACTATCACTTACTATCAAATTATCAGGTAGCGCTTCTATATTTGTATCATCCAATGCTATATATCCACCAACTATCAAGTTATCAGGTAATTCTGTAATAAGTGTATTACTTAAATCAACCCAATCACCAACGGTTAAGTTATTAGGAACCTTTTTGAGATGCGTACATCTTAAACTAAGATAACCAGTAATGGTTAAGTTGTCTGGAAGAAATCCAATAGGGGTATTGCTTAAATCCAGATTCCCATTAACTATTAAAGGACCATGTAACTCTATGATGTCTGTATCTGATAAATATAGGTTTTTACCGACCTTTAAATTATCTGGGAGCTTTGTTATGTGCGTATGAATTAAATTGGCACTACCTTTAATACTTAAGTTATCAGGAAGTTCTGTGATAGGTGTATTAGCTAATTTTAAAATACCATGTACTGTTAAATTATTAGGTAATCTTTTAATTTGTGAAAAACTTAAATCAAGGTCTTTACCAACACTTAAGTTGTCAGGAAGTTCTGTGATAGAAGTATTATTGAGAATTAAACTTTTACGTACTGTTAAGTTATCAGGTAGTTTTGTGATAGGTGTATTACTTAGGTCTAACTCACCGTTTACAATTAAATTATCAGGTAGTTTTGTTATAGGTGTATTGCCCAAATAGATACTATCTTCTACAATTAAACTGTCTGGTATCTCAGTGATATATGTATAATTTGCATAAAGGTTTTTCTTAACTGTTAAATTGTTGGGTAATTTGACGATTTCAGTATCATATAAATCAAGAGTCCCCATAATTGTTAAGTTGTCAGGTAATTCTCTAATACCTGTACGCTTTAAAATGAGATTTCCATCATAAATTAATCTTCCATTATAAATGGAAACTTTATATCCAAGTTCTTTCTTGAATTTCTCTATTATTTCGTTCATATCTCTACTTATTATGTTCTTTTTGTAACTGTTTCATTCTTTCCATTAAACTATTTCTTCTTTTATCTTCTTCATCCATTCTTTGTTTTATAATGGAATCAAAAGAATTTCTAACTTTCTTTGTATATCTGATATGGTTAAATACATGAATGAATATAAATGCTATTATCGCTAATAATAATGGTGTAAAAACAATTAAAAAAAGGAAATTATAGCTGATATACATATTATTTATTGTTTATTAATTTTACTATTGTTATCTATCGCAGGTATTTCCATCCAATATTCTATTTCAATTCCAGATTCCCAACAGTCTTGCCCATTAAAATAATCTATCCAACAATTATTTTCTTTTCCATCTGAGGCTAAAAGGGGCTTGTTGTAAAGATGTTTTGGTGGATATCCATCAGTCTGAACATAATTCCAAGGGTTTAAATCTACCAATTCGCTTTGCTCTTTAAATATACGTTTAGCCACGTCACTTAAATATGATTCTACTCCTTGAACGTTTGTTATTTTTACTTTGTAAACATTATTTTTGTCCAATGTATATAAAATTTAATCTGTTGGTAATTCAGGTATTTCCATCCAATAATCTACATCGTAAATATCAAGATATGGTGCAAAACCATCATCGAAGTGCAGGGTTTTGTCACCAAACATCCAACCTTTAAAAATATCTCCTTGATAACTAAACAAACAATCCTTTGCCTCTTGTGGTAAATCACCTTCCTTAACAGAGTGCCAATGGGTTACAGGATATTGCTTGTAAAACTGCAACATATCTCGACACTTATATTTAATTGTAGCAATATTGTGAGAAACATTACCAGATGTTGTTTTATCACATATCTTTGAGATATTTTCCAAAATGCCGATAAACATCTCATCTATTTCTTTTTGTGTAGTCATAACTTTAATTTCTTAATAATAAATTCTTCAATTTCTTTCTCTGACTGGAAATAAGGCATTTCATTATTGACTTGTGCGATAGCTGTCTTTGTTGCTAAATTCCAAATTTTAACTATCAATGAGTATGACGGGTGGCTATCCGCCCATTCTGCACCTTTTATATAAGCGCATTCCAGCAAGTCGGTTGCTTTCGGACTAAACTCACCCATAGGGCATGACATCAATGTTTCTGTCATTGACTCTGCTGCTGCATTTGCTATTTCATTATCTCTTGTCATAATTCCAAATTATCTTTTTACGACAGAACAACCATTTCGTTGGGATATTCTCCCTCAAATTCTACACTTTCAATATTTCTTAGACAGCAGTATTCTCCGCCATTGGTTCTATCTTGAATAGACACATCAATATCTCCGTACTTTTCGTACATTTCTTGAAGCTCCTTTTGTAATTCTAATATTGTCATAATTCTAAGGTTTTTTTAATATATTGTTTATAGTGTTCGTTGGCTGCCTGCTTGGCATCTGAAAGTGAGATATAACAACTAATAAAATACCCATTACTGAATAAATGAAATTTGTTATCAACAAATTCTACCCTGTAGAACCAATCAAAAACTGTTACGGCAAGGTATGGTCCATTTTTGCAAACTCTTTTCCATTTCAATTCTGGCACATTCTCTATTACACTCTCACGTCCAGCATTGAAAGCTGCTTTGATGTCTATGATTGAAAAACATAGGTTTTCTTCAGAAATAGGTTCACTATCATTCAATCGCTCGTAGTCTTTGATAGAATACTCTTCTGCTAAATCTTTCTTTTCCATTTTTCTTTTATTTTATTTTTTTATTTCCAATTGGATAGTTTCTCATACATCCAATATGTGCTACTTTTAATTTTTCTTCTAAGAATAATCTACGACTTTTTGGATTACTTGAATAAGAGAAATTCCCTTTTAAAATATGTTCTTCTCCATTATATACCTTTCCATCGTCAGTGAATCCAAAAACAAAATATGGCTTCCCATTAAATGTTACATCTTTACAATGTTCATTATTATAATCAATACATTCTTTTAGAATTGACTTAGGTACAAAATATCCAAATCTTGATACACGTTCATCTGTATCGTGGTAGTTCTTTTTCTTAAAATCTGCTTTGAAATCTTCAAACGAACGTTTTATTTCCACTTCTGTAAGATTACCATTTTTATCTATACTAACAAAGTCTGCTTCATGATTGAGTAATCCCCATGATAAGTTTGGAACCATTATGTTAGTTCTGACTCCGCCCAAAAAATTCACAAGTATATTCTCAATTTCTTTTACTGACAAATTTGTTGTAACCATAAGTTATATTTTTCAAATCATTCTTTTTGGCAACCAAAAAGGTTCATTTTCTTTTTCCGCAGCTGACATTACAGAACATAGATATCTAAATCTATCAATAGAAATATTTTTATCATCTATAAAGTTACGTAATTTTTCTGAGTGAAAAGAATTAAAACAGTATTTTATAAAAATATTCCGTTTTTCTTTTGAATGATTTGTCATAATTTATAATTTAATATTCACCAACTTTCGTGATTCTTCCAGATTGTCTTCTATAAACTTTTCTACATCACCACTTTCCAGTGCTTTCTTAGCAAAGTTTAGTCCACAACCATATTTTTCTCTTATTTTAGTAATCTTTTGTAATTCTTTCTCGGAAATCATATTTTATGCATTGAACTTGAAGTTTAATAATACCTCATATAAAGCGTTATCATCAATATATTCTTCGTAAAACTCAAAATGAACAGGAGTATCATCGTCATATTCATAATCACATGCTTTACATCCTTTAAATCCTTTAAAGGTCACTCTTGTTGATTCTTCCAAAAGGGATAAAGTATCCTCTTTAGAGCCATGTGTGGATGGTGTGAAAGCAATTTCGCTATAATTTCCTCCCCAAGAAAAGTACTTTTTTAAAAAGAACTTTGGTTCCTCAGTATTTTTAAAATACTCTTTTAAATCAAAAATTGTCATAATTAAATGTGTATTGGTTTATATGGTACAAAGATATCAAATTAAAATAACATAACCAAATATAAAACTGCTTTTAACATAATTTTAACAGTCATATATTTGGTTATTGAATATGTCTCCTTGTGAAGTATTACTTATTTATTAAATACTCTTTTCTTTTTCTTGGACTTTCTTTATATCATCTACAAGTTGTTCCATTGTTTCTTTACAAATAATTTGTGTATATCTTGTGACGTGACACATACTATTATCTTCCAAATTCCATTTATTATCTTCGTTTACAAATCCTACTTGGTAAGAATATCTGTATCCAAATGCAGAATCGAGATTTAACGTCTGACATAAATACAATTTTGGCAATCCATACATATTGGTTGACTTTGGTGGAATACCTGTTTGCCACTTCTCTGGTTCAAAATTCGGTTTAAACATAATTGATAATATTTTTATTGGTTATTAAATTAATACTATTTGTTAATAAAATCATGCAACAAAGCATTTCCGCATGTAATTCTATCTTCATCTTCTTCCAATGATGGAATAAAAACAATGACATCCCATCCTGCATCTAAAAGAGGTTGTTCAAACTGACGATAAACATCGTATTTGTAGTATCCCATTTGTGTCTGAAGATTGAAATCTTTTGCTTCGTTAGTTTCATGAATAGGAGTGATTTTAACTATGAATTTATCTTTATCGAACAGATTATTTAAAACGACAGGGTCAAGTTTAGTCTCAGCTGTCACTGGGAAATTCAATGTGTATTTACGGCCAACAGGCATAGGTAACATCTCTGCTATCTTAGAAATAGTAACAAGCGAACAAGAACGATTACGAAATAACGCATTACGTTGATTATCACTTGTAGAATTAATTGACAACTGTAGTCCTGCTTCACCTAAATAAGTTTCATTCTTAATAGCACAAAAATCATTCAGAATTGAAGTTAAATCATCCTTTTTCGCTTTTGGTAGCATAGTCGTAAATACAGGATGAATAACATCAGCTTTCATACTATTTGAAACTGTATTTTGCAACTTATTATCAAGAAAAGATAAAACTCTCGAAGCATTAAAGGAAGGTTCTCCCATTCTTGCCAAATGGAAGTTAAAACGTTTGGTATATTCACAACCACTATTCCTGATAGCATGTGCAACTTGGAACCATAAGTCCTCCATACTTGCATTACCATTGTAACCTACTTTAGGACAATCACAGAACATGCAGCGCATAGGACAACCTTTTTGAGTAGAGATAGTAACGACCATTTTGTCAGTCAAATCTACGTCATGATGTTTCACGCCATTAATCTCTTTATTAAGTCCTAAGAAATTCGCCTTGATGTTATTCTCCTTACCATAGTCACCAACGTAAAGCCATTCTAAGCGATTAACATCATCACTAAAGATACATCCTGTTCTCGTTTTAAATTCTTTAATCATACTATTTTTTAATTAAAAGATGTTTACAAAATTCTTGAAAATTTAATAAGTCTTTCTCTTTATATTCTCCTCGCATAATTTTGCTGCAGATAATTGGTTCAAAACATTCTGGAGTGATGTAACCTATTTCATCCATTATAACAGCAGCATATTCAACAGGTAATTCTGTCTCATTTTCGTCTAATAAGTAAATTGAATACCCATCACTATATTGTTCAACTGTTGGTAAATTATCTTCAAAGCCTTTGAAAATAAAAGATTCTTCCATTTCTTTTAAAGATTTATTAATAATAGAAAAATTCTTTCTAACTTCATTTACCAGATTATCTATTTTTTCTTTCATATACTTTATTCTTTAACTTCTACAATTTCATTATCTTTTAAAATGTAAAATGTATTTGGTTTAATAATTTCACCATCAACTTTCACAACTTTAATATTTTTGATAGGACTAATTTCTTTTCGTCTTTTCTCTCTTTCTGTTAAAACTAACCAGCATCCAATATTTCCTTTTGCAGCACAATTAATACCAGTAGTAATGGCAACTGATTCTTTACCTTCAACAACAGCTTTTGAATGATGGGTACTTGCTACGGATGTTGAACAATCTCCACTATTTGAAGCAATACTACCATATCCTGTAACGGCTGACAAAGACCAAATTCCATAATTAGATGCTTCAGAATCATCTGCAGTTGCACAGCTAATTGCCCAATAACCATTATTTTTACACGAACTTTCTATGGCTGTAGATGCCGAAATGCTTCTATCTCCTTTTACGTGACATTCTGAACGGCTACCAGTTATAGAACCTATTGTTTCATATCCAGACGTAATAACTTTTGAATATGCACCAGAAGAAATAGCTAAAGAAGCCCTACCATTATTTAATGAACAAGATTTATAAGCTAATGTAGCGGAAATGGAAAACTCACCACAACTACAAGCCCAAGCATTTCCACCTGTATTGACAGATATAGACTCACTCGCATTATTTAATGCTGTAGAGTAATTGGAAGAGTTGTATGCTATAGAGTAATGTTTTTTGTTTTCCACAACCAAAAACTTTTCATAATTTATATTTTCTGTCTCCATATCTATCAATCATTATTTATGAACAAATCACACTCTTTGATATAATCATTTGGTACATACATCATGACCATTTCTTGAGGAAGTTCGTTTGTAAATCGTTTACAGCTTTTGCAAGTATTTAACTTCCCACCTTTACAGTAAGTAAAATCTAAATTCATAACTTCAATTCATTTATTGACGCTACAAAGATAAACAAAAAACGTGGATTATGCAAATAACCCACGTTAATTTATATTAATTAATCAAATAACCCAGCACCATACAGAAGTCCTACAGATATAGTAGTTGACACTAAAGTCCACCAAAAACTAAATTTAACTTGTCTTGTCTGACCGTGCCAAGCTAAATTTACACCTAATCGCATCATTAGCACTGCTAAAATAATAACTTTACAAATCATATCTTTATTTTTTAAATTTATCATATAAGTCGATAATACTCATTTCTCCATCGTCTTCTTTTTCAAGGAAATTAACGAAATTCTTTTCCATATCATTACGACATATTTTTTCGTTAAATGGCGTACCATCACGCTTACACTTTCTGAATATCTGAGTAATACGTCTAAGGTTCTTCACCATTAGATAGTAATTGAACTTTACTTTAAACTTGAATCCAGTAGCATCTGTGACTACAACACCTTCTACGGAATCATTAGTTCTTATATTAGTCCGTAGGTATTCCCATAACTCATCATTAGTATTAATAACTAATTCGTCTGGCATTCTCAAAGATGTATTTTCTCTTAAGAAATTCTTGAACTTATCTGACTCTTCTGTATAGTTTTCACCAAGGTTAAGCACATTATGGATAATGTCCAGCAATACCACTTCTTCCTTGTCATATCTAATAATATGTGGGTCTTCTGTAGGACTAATCACTTCAAACACAGCCGAAGCATTCTCTTTCTTCAGGATATTCTTCAATAGGTCTTTATCGTGCTTACTAACAGTTTCGTTAAAAATACGTTCAAAACGTTCAGCAAAAGGTCCGCTATCTGTTGTCTTAGATGCAAACACTAACTGATTGTCTACTACTGACATAATTCCAAGATATCCATTCTCCTTTATCGTTACTTTTACTGGGAACTTAAGAGTTTCTTCAAGTTTATTTCTCTTAGTTGTCTTATGTTCATCAATATTAAAGAACTTATCATAAGAACGCATCTTTACTTCTCCTGTATTCTTATCAACAAATAAACCACGTGCCTTGATAGTAGCAAAGTTCCATTTCTTTCCAATAAATGCATTACGATTAAAGTTGATAGAGTACATGTTATGCTTACAACCCTTTACATTAACAAGACGACTATTCATTATCTTCTTAACTTCTGGGTCATCAACCTTATATACTACTTGCTGAAAAGCATTCATATTATCTATACTAAACACTTTATTTTCGTATTTTAATATAGAAGCATATTCTGGTGTTATAGAGAAAACCTTTAAGTTACCGCCAAATTCAACACAATCTTCAAGACAAATTGAATGTTCGGTAGAAAGAGTATTGCGATGACCATGTACTTGTATAAACTCCTGACACTTTCCAAGCAAATAATTATCTTCATATATCTTATCGACTTCCATATCATATCCACCAACGCCTTTAATCATATCGTTTGTGGGAATAGTTGTAAGATTTGGAACAGATGTAAGTCCACCATGTGTTACCAAGTATTTCTTACCACGGTATGTGAATGCAAAACACTGACGCATACGATAGTAAATTTTCTTTAACTCCTTACGAACCTGTTCCAATGGATAAACCTTGGTTATCTCATCAAGTGTCATCTTGAAGTATTCTGAAGTTATCTCCTCACCGTTAATCAAACGCCAGATATGCTTCTCGTGATTTCCTTCAAGAAGGACCACGTTGTCATCATTATAATGTGACAATAGGAACTCATACACTTCTTTATTTTCGATACCACGGTCGAAATAATCACCAACGAATACATATAACACGTCTGGGTTTAAAGAGCCACCAATAGCTTCTAAAAGGCATGTGTGACAACCATGTACATCACCTATAATCTTTACTTCCTTGTATGCAGAAGCATCGGTAATGTAATAATTGAGAATGTCATCTACATCATTAACTTCCTTGAAACGATTAGACAACTTATTTTCTTGAAGCATATTGTATGCACGACGAATATCAATATCTGGAACACGTCTTACTGGGTCACGTAACAAATTACGTTTCAAACATTCGTCCAAGGTTGCCTCGACATTATGTTGATAACAATTATAGCGATACTTGTCAGCTAATTCTACATACTTAGATACAGCCTTAGATGTCTTATGTGTAGCATCAATAACAGTGAAATCACCATTACGCATACGGTTCTCAAGCATAGTATGCAATGTATCCCATACCATTTTATCGGAACGTGCGCTAATAGTCATATCGCCCTCTTCATTCATCTTTGGAGAATGAAACATTAAACGTATATCATCGGCTGACAATGTGTAATCAGTAAGACCATTTTCCTTAATGAAAGTAGACTTACCACTGCCCATACAACCTCTAAGAATTAGTAAAGTACGCATAATTTATTTTTATTTGATTATTATATTTGCAAAGTTAAGAAAAGAATTGGATACTACAAAATAAATTTAGTTAAAATATATAAAACAAAAATAATCCACCAAAATATTAGTGGATTATTATATATTTTTACGAAAATTCAGTACTGTATGAGAAACGAAGTCCATCGTTAACAAAACTATTATGGTAACTATAATCTCCGTTAGGATAATCTTTTTTCAGAAAGTTAATATAAGTATTCTTGTTAGTATCTCTCCAATAAGAATTACTTGCATCATCCATCTCAACAATATCATTCTTTTTGCTGTCAACCTTTTTCCAAAACTCATCAGGACTAATAGTTGGAATCATAGAATCTTCTTCATCTTCGTCTACAATTATATATCCGTCTTGACGTATAAATTTATCAATTCCTTCTCTTGTTAATGGAAAAGCATAGATAATTTCTATTTCACCAGTTTCATAATTAAATTGTAATTCGTAATTCGGATTAAAATTGAACTGCCAACCGATAGAACTCTTACCTAAATGTATAAGATTGTTATACATATTATTGGTAAGGTTTCTTATTGTATTAACATCATCTTTTTTAACAGCCTCTATAAGTTCTTCTTTTCGTTCTTTAGACGGAAGCTTCTTTAAATAATAATTTACACCCATACATTATCTAATTAATATCTCAGTTTCACTTTTAATCACTGGTTTGTCAAATAAATGTTCGGTAAACCATGATTCATAATATTCATCTATATTACAATTCGGGTTATTAATTTTCCAAGGGATTTTTTCTTCGTCTTCTTTGACACATTCATATTCTATTGTCTCAAAGTAATTGTTTCCTTGCCACATAACTCTTTTCCCTTTTGGAAACCATGGTGCGATATAGACAAAATCTTCTATTTCATCTTGGTCAAAAGGTTTTCTTCTTCTATCTAAACGAGTATCTGTTATGTCTAAATTTAACAAACGTCTTGAAAAATCTCTATTTATGGTTAAATCAACATTACTTTTCATTTTTACTGAAAATGGATTTTATACGACCAAAGAAACCTTTATTCTTTTTAAAATATTCATTTGATGATAAATCTCGATTGCTACTTAATGTAAAATGATTATTATTACGATGAATATCGTCAGGTGTATTGCTCTTGTTAGTTTCAGTATATTGTTTAAGAGTATTAATCAATTCATCTGTCGTAGCAGGCATTGTGATAGTTATTGCTGGGTCTTGATGCTTCTCAGCTTTATATTCAGCAACCAATTTATCTAATGTAAGGTCACAAAATTCATCCTCCCAATCACCCAGATAATAGAATCTATCAGACACAACTTTTCTATCGGTAAAAACTCCAAATAGAATCGGGTCTCTGTCTCTACGTTCTTGTTCTACTTTTCTTTCTTCTTGACCAGTATAATCAGTAAACACTACATAAAATTTATCAAAGATGTCTTTTGTTTTTTCTATAACTTCTACGATTTCATCTGGTATTTCACGGGTGTAACTTGCTAAATCTTGAATTTTAACAACATCTTTTGAAACATTATCAATGTAATCCTCGACAACACTTCTATAAATAAATTTATCAACGCCAATTTCCAACAACTTTACTTCCTTCTGCATTACTTCTGCAAGGAATTTAAGTTTCTCCAAAGATTTAATTTGACCTGTTTTTTTATACTTTTCACTTAAAAAACAGATATTATTAAAAGATTGTTTTAATTTCTCGTTACTAATACTTTCTACATTACTTTTTAGCTGTAAAAAGTAATCATGAGGTGTCAATTCTTTTTCCATATCATTTATATATTTAAATTATAGTGCAAAGATACGAATAAATTTAGTAAATACCAAATAATTATGTATCTTTTTTCTTAAGATATTGCGTTAATAATAGTTGTCTATGAATTGTAGTTGACTCAGATATGACTACCTTGCGGTATAGTATTAATAACATCATCAGTAGGAGGTCAAGGAATGTAAGCTCTATCGTGATTACCTTTCGGTAAGGTATTACTAAAATCAGCACGTGTATAATGGTCCACGATTATCTCATTGTAATTACCTTGCGGTACAGTATTGCTAACAGTTGCTGCACGTCTGAGGTATGACCAATTGTAGTTGTGATTACCTTTCAGTATAGTATTACTAATAACTCGCTCTCTTCAATCGTGTGCAGGGTGTTCGTTGTGATTACCTTGCGGTAAAGGATTACTAACAACAGACAAAGAAAATGATGTGATAACTGCCTTGTTGTGATTACCTTGCGGTAAAGGATTACTAACAACTTGTTGCTGTAAAAATTCTTCATTAATACTGTTGTGATTACCTTACGGTAAAGGATTACTAACAACGTAAGCAAAACCTTTGAAATGCTCGTGCATGTTGTGATTACCTTACGGTAAAGGATTACTAACAACCAACTTATTCAGGGCTGCCTTCGCACGATTGTTGTGATTACCTTACGGTAAAGGATTACTAACAACCAAATCCCATAACCATTTGAATACCAAGTGTTGTGATTACCTTACGGTAAAGGATTACTAACAACTCGTTTTATATAATAGGCTTATTTTCAGACGCTTCAGAACTTTTTTCGACGAAAATTTTCTCAAATTTATCATTCAAAACAGCCTCTGAAATAGAATTTTGTATACCTACTATTGTTATCATTCCGCCTTCAAGAACTGTAGGACAGCACCCATTGCTTTGTATTTGTTCGACGATTTCATTTTTATCAAAGGGAACAATAATTTCTCCACTGAACTTTGTTTTTCTGTATTCAACTCCACGAGGTACCAATATTGCATTAGGGTTATATGCTCTATCTGCAATGATATTTCCTCCTTTAAAAGGTACGCCAAATAGAAGATACCAAAATGGACTAGGTACACGAAGTCTTGGTTTTTCTCCTGTCTCTAATCTGTCTACTGCGATATGATAAGTTTTTTCAAGTGCATCAAGAGCGTTTTTATTCATAAATATTTTTGCTCTATGTGCTACAAAATCACGTAGTATCTCATTGTCCTTATTATTTTTAATAATATCGGCTACTTGGTGGATTGTATATTTCTTAGTAACATCATCCACCTTACAAATATAATTAAATAAACGAAATACTTCTTCAAGTGTTTTAGGTGAAGAATATGCTGCACGTTTGAAATGCATCCAGTCATAAACGCCATTGTTACCTTTTATATCATGAATTGGAGCAGTTGAGCTGTCTATTATCTTGGGGTTTTGAATTGCTTCTTGATTAATTATTTTATCATAGCGTATATAGGCATTTTTTGACATATTATAAATAACTTCGTTACGTTTAAATACTGTATTACGCTTAGTTGCACATGGGGCAAGGTTAAGCATTACGTGTAACACATTACTAAGTTGGTCAGCACTAATTGGTGTATCCATATCTGGTATTTCACCATCAATTACTCCAATATGTCGCACGAAATGTTGGAATTTTTTTGATTTTCCTTGTGTAATAAGAGCAGCATCTCTAAATTTAAGTATAAGATATTTCATAATAATTTTATTAAATGTGGTACTGGTGTAAAAAGCGTTTCTCCCCCATTTTTTACATAAGTGTGCTGGAGGAGAAACTATCAATGTTATTTATGCATTATCATCTGTTTCTGCTTTAGCCTTAGCTACAGCTTCTTTTTCTTTCTTCTTCTGCTCACGTTTCTTACGGTCTTCTTCCTTCTTCTTTTCCTTGGCTTCTTTCTTAGCGTTCTTGTTTTTGTTATAAAGTTCATTAACTTCCACAAGTTCATTAATTTCTTCGTCTGTTGACTTATGATAAAAATCATCACACTTAATTTCAAGTGAATCAATATAACCTTCTGTAACTTTTACCCAATCAGAGTTATCTTCGAATGTATCTTCAAGAGGGTTATTGACTATCTTAAGTTCAAGAGAAGTAGTACGTGTCCAAGCGTTATTGCGACGAATATCAATACCAAGCAGGCTACGAAGAATGTACTTTACAAGTTGAGTAACAATTTTATCACTCAATAATACTCCACATTCAGCGAATGTATTAGTTAAATACTTGGCATTTGAAGTAAAGAATCCTGTATCGTACTGTGCATCTTCTCCATAATGAGACTTCATAACTTTATCAACAAGCCCATTGTCTATCCATTCACTACGAAGAGCCATACGGTCAAACAATTCATCTGCAGATATAAATGAAAGAGTCTTTAGGTCAATTACGCCTTGAGTCTCATATTCAACATCACCAATCTTCTCGGTAGAGTATAAAGATGTTTCATCTCGAGGACCGCTGGTTATACCCACTTCAAACATGTTTGACTTTGTGTTGTTTGTTTGAATAGCATCGACAATAGTCAAAGGTGACTTGCGTTTAAGTGTTTTGCCTGAATCTCGTGAAGAAGCAAACATGTATCCACGTGTAATACCGACTTGTGAAAGAAGATAGTTACAGTAAATTGCATCCAACATCTGCACAGCTGGAGTCACAACGTCCACTTCATGTTCAAAAATATGATGACGTAAACAATCAGAACTAATCTTAATCTTATAGACGTAGATTGGTTTTCCATTCTTATCCTTTTCATCTGTTTCACGGATGACCTTCTTTGCCAATTTGATGTTATTTGGTGTACCATATTTAATAATGCCTAAATCTTCAAGTAGTTCTTTTTGCTTTGAACTATCATCAAAATTAACACAACCATTACCACTCAACTTCAACTTGAAAAATACTTGTTTCATATTATTTTATGTTTAAATCAATTTTTGATTAATATATTGTTTAAAATGTCTGTTTTTAGAACATGTTTCGGTTTTTTATTTCTATAAAACCAAATCCAAAACCAGTACAACGTCCCATACCCATATTGTATAGTTGCTTTCGTGCGTTTTTCTTCCCCTTCACGATAAGCATAACATTTGAACTGATGTTTTTTGCCTCACCAATCTTTACACATACTTTACGTGCATCTTCAAAATGAAAAGGTTCTAAAGTAATAGTATTGGCAATTTTTTCTTCCACACCATTATTAATGAGTTTATTAATACAATGTTTTTGAAGTACTTCGATAAATTCTTCATCTTCACATGTATAGAATTTACCATTATGCTTTAATGAAATTGGACTAATGCTTCTAATTACATCATAGTCTGAAAATGGACTATACTCCGTCATTTCCATCATCTTATAAGTCAGAGAACCAATATTTAGTTCACTTGGTTTATTAATAAGACTCTCTACAATCTTACCAATGATTTGTGGTTCATTAGCACTTACGGCTACCATAGCACCGTTTGGGAATGATGTCATACCGTTATCATTACAAACTCCTCCTTGTATAGATGATACACAGTAATAAGATTGATTACCATGATATTCGTTGTCCTTTCCAAGAAGTTTCATTATAAAACCATTAACTTCTTTGTTAAGTGGCTTATTGAACTCTTCATTAGAGCTATTGAAATAAATTTTTAAAACCATATTTCATTTCAGTTAAAATGTTTTGTTTAAATGCTATTTTTATTATTTCTGATGCAAAGATAAACAAAAAACTTGGACTATGCAAATAATCCAAGTTAAGAAAAGTTAAACGGTTTATTTTTTATAAATCTTCTTCCATTACAAGCCCTAATTCACTATTGTATCGTGCATAAAATAGTGGCAAAGCTGTGTCGTGAGATAAAGCCATTCTGAACCAATCTTCAGATTGGCAAGCACAGTAATTCTTAAATCTATGTTTAAAAGATGAATCACCATTCTTTTTAAACACGTTATAACGATATTTTTGTGCTTCTTTTTCTCTTTTCTCTTTATCAAGGACACGTCTTTCGTCTATAACAATTGGTTCTGATACCTTGTCGTCATCATCTGTATAGCGTGCTGTTACATATATGTTATTACCTACTCCTCTATATGAAATGTTTCTGGACAATACCTTTTTATCTGTTGTATTTTTTTGACGTATTGCATAAGGAAAGAAATCTTTCAAATGAAAGGCACTTTTGTTAAATGTAATAAACATGTAATTCATAAATGAGGAACTATTCTTAGTATAGAACTCGTCATATAAATCATAAAGTTTATCTTTAGTAATTGTTTTACCATCATACGTTTCAAGCATCTTATACCATTTGGAGAATAAATCTTTATTATAAGTTTTCTGAATGAATGTTTCTGATGAACGATTATCTTCAAAAATACATACATGATAATCAACTTGCTTATATTCTTTTTCTCCAAATCGTCCACCTCGACCGCATCCTCTTTGTATAGTACCCTCTGGATTAATAACAAAATCATATATAGATTGTGCGGAGATATTAAGACCTGTACTAAGAGCATTGGTACCAATGACAGTGTTTCTTTGTTCTACAGGACTCTTTTTGCCATGAGTTTTATAAAGTCTATCTTCGATTGCTTTTCTATCCTTATCTGTGAAATTAGCATGTAATAACGAAGTGTCGTCAAATTGTTCTTTCACTTTCTTATATAACTTTTGAGAGTGTTTCACTGTGTGTGTTATAACAAACGAGTCTTTATTATCTTCTGGTAATTTAAAATCATTAATATCATTATATTTGTCGACATGTATTTTAACTTTCATATCACCATTATAAGCATTGGGTCGTATGAATTTAACATTATCTTTAAATTCAAAATAATCATCAAATCGTATTGCAGTTGCTGATAAAAATAATGTTTTGGAGTTAGTACAATTGATACGTGTAAAAGCGTATGATATAAATGCAGCAAATAATGGTTGTTCGCATAAAAATTCATGATACTCATCAAAGATAACATTTCCTGCTAACTCTTTAATCAAATTATGCGCCATGTTATTCTTTACCATCATAGATAAGAAATTATCAATATTGGTAACAATAATATCGCTATTCTCATTGCCGTATTTATATTCGCCTTCTAATAATAGTCCAACACTTACTCTGTCACCATATCCCATTGTGTCTAATTCACCAATAATAGAATCATATGTACCAGTGGCAATTACATTTCGTGGTGTTACCCATAAGGTCTTTTTCTTATTACGCAGAAACCACCTCACCCCAATAAGTGTTTTACCAAAGCCTGCACTTGCATTGATAATATTATTATTATATTTATCAATATCATCCATCAAATTATTTTGTTCCTTAAGACGGTCTATGTCATAAATAGGAGTAGTCCCATCATATGCCCATTCTTTAAAGTTGTCATCTGGAATATTATTACAAATTAATGTCTTATCAAGTAGTTGACCGATTAATTCTGTATCATTATTCGCAAATTTTTCAGCATATTCTGGATAAGATGACGCTATTCTATCCGCATAAATTAATACTGAACGTGCAATTATATACAATGCGTTACCTTCCAGTTGTTTTCTTGTGTTAGTACAGCTATCGTTAACTTTCATATTCTTATATATCATAGTTCCTTTTGCCATACTCTCACTACCATCAACTTCATCATGTTGAATAGAAAAATCAAAACGTTCTTTTAGAAAAGTATTAATTTCTTCAAAAAAACTATTGAATCTATTTTTCTCTTCCTCAGTTAAGTTATCCACCACATGTTGAGCACATGTTTCCATCAAATGTCCATGTACTACATGATGATAAAGAATAGCAGATAATATCCACTGTTCTTTATTCCATTCTGTGTTAGTTAAAGCAAATGCCCAACTTAGAATATTATGTGATATATCTCCATTTGTTTTAAGTCCTTCAACACCATCATCAGTACCTTTATAGAACTCTTTCTTTTTCTTTTTGGAAGATGGGTCTTTGATATACTCTTGAAAGTAGTTACAACATTTACCTATATCGTGAAGTGCTGCTGCAGATATAATGCCTTTCTCCAACTTATCATAACTCATCTTAATGGTATCCCATTCATAAGATTGATTAAAAAAACAATTTAATGTATAGTATGCAATATTTATCACACCTTTAGTGTGTTCGATGAGACTTAGTTCACCATTCATTTTACTTTTAGCAAGTAGTTTATTTATATCATTCATAATAATTATGTATCTTGTAAGTCGACTTCAATTTGTAGTCAACTGGTTTAAAAATTACCTTACGGTATATTGTTGCTAACGGTTTCTTGATACTTGTGATTACCTTGCGGTATAATACTTCTAACAGTGTCAATTCTCATTATTTCGTCAATTGATTTCTTGTGATTACCTTGCGGTATAATACTTCTAACAGTAAACTACATGTAAGTATTTAATATATAATTGTTTACAGAGAAAATAAAACTCAAAAATTCACCTTTATATATCAATATTATATGTCTTCTATTCATTTTTATTTTTAAAATATTCTGTAAATTTAAAAGCACAATGTTCGTCTGATGTGTATTCAATTATATCTCCAATTGTATATGTATCTTGGATTGGTTTTGGTAGAACTTTATGAAGCACATTAAAAGTTTCAGTTGAACTTAAACCTGTGATGTTTTGAAAACACTCTGATATATCCAAGATAGAAAGACGATTTGCTTGCGTATAATATTTGTAGTCGTGGACATATCTCCTCTTACGTACTTGGTTCAGATTGCTCTTCGCTTCTTCCATAGTTTCACCTCTTCCCCAATTATCAACCCCATCAGTTATAACAATGTATTCTTTATTATTGTAGTAATGTCTTACTTTAAACACATTATCATTCTGTTCAATTATTTCTCCGAAAAAAGAATCATAATCATTATTAAAATATTCTTTTCCATTAATTTTCCAGATAACGCCTAAATTTTTTAATACCCATAATTCTCTATTTTCTCTACTAAAGTATTCATATTGTGATTTATGTTTAGGCTTGAATAACCAAGGTTTATCAATAATCAATTTACGGGTTGGACACTTAAATAATGATAGGTCCCGTAAACTTTCGGGAGTTCCTTTTATAGAATCTATAGCAAGAAATTCTTCTGGGAAACGAATCCTATTATTAGATAAAATTATATTTCTACATATTAATCCATTTTGTAACTCACTTATATTACTCTTTGATAAATCAATCGTGTCGTACACAACTAAGTTTTCTGGAAGTTTATTCAAAGAACCACCTTTTATGTTGAGATTACATTTAATAAACAAATTTTCTGGCAAATCTTCAATAGATACATTATCAATAGATAAAGTTCCATTTATTTCTTTCCAGTCAGGTAATACTCTTAATGGCAAAAATGACAAATTGACACTTCCCTTTAATTGTAAGTTTGTTGGTAATGAAGTTATATAACAATATGAAATAGTGGTAACTCCGTTAAATGTTGTATGTTTACCAATCAATAGAATTTCACAACATTCAACACAAATATCATCACTAACACATAGGTTGTCTGGGAGAAATACTAATCGACACAACTTGATACTTAAACAACCATTGATAGTTAAGTTGTTTGGCAGCCAAACTTCATCTTTGTGAGTAATCGTTATATCTTCATCACAAATGAAGCGGTTATCAATATATTGAAGCTCTTTATTATATTCTTCTTTGAATTTAAGAATAATTTCACTATTTGTCATACTATTTAATATAAATCTTCTGAGAATAACCGTTTAACTTGCTCTTTAATTTGACCTGAATTATATGCTATTTCAGCTGCTTCTTCTCTTGTAACAAATCGTCCATGAGATGTTATAAATCCTTGTGTAGTTTTATATTCTTTACCATCATTTCTATATTTGTTATTAGTAGATAATACACCAATAATATTATGATGTCTAAAACCACAAATGACAAATCCACTATCCACACCGTAAATTTCTTGATGTGGATAGTGTTTTCCATCATCATCATACCAAATAGCAGCGCAAAGTATGGTCTCCATTACAATAGATTATACCCTTTACATAGAAGTTCTGCATCTTCTTTATATTGTTTCAGCACATGTTCAGGAATATCTATTGGGCTTTTACCTTTTCTCACCGCCCATGAAGTTACAAAGTGTAAAGTTGCAATGAAAATTTGTTGTTCTTGTGTCATATATTATATAATTTTTAATTTTTAGCACGTAAAATAAACGCAAAAGAATCTATCCATTCGAAGACCAGTACCTAATGGAAGAAGCAAATATCCATAATAGCTATCTTCCCATTGAGTTCTTTGGTATATTCCCATACCATCTTGGTAGTCGAAAAGTACATCTTCAAGTTTATCATTTTCTTCCAAGTCTTTTGAAGTTATTCTTAAATGTAATTTATTATCCTTGATTACATGATTTACATTCACATATCCAAGAGAATAGAGACTATCAATATTGTCAGAACAAATCATTTCGCATAAAGCCATGATATCGAATGTTATTTTATGTTCTGAGAGAAAACGTATAACTTCCTTGTATACACCCAGCATATCTTTTTCTTTACTGGTGTATACAAAGTTATTCTCTTTATCTTCATCTAAAACAATACACAAATCATCGTCATCATTATATTTTTCTAAAAACTTTACAATATCTTTCTTTGTCATATCTTTTAATTTGTTAAATCTATAATCTCGTTAATAGTGTATTCGTCTTTAATTGGTAATGATGCATCAGCGTTGAATTTAATATAATGTTTAAACATATTAAATATTTGGTTGGCAGTATCATATACAACTTTCATATTAGCGTCAAAATACATAGTTTTATAGTAGGTATTTTGGAAACTATGGTTTATTAACTTTATTTTAGCATCTACTAAGTTCTTACCACAAATGAATACTTCTTCATCAATTTGAATAAGACAGAAATTTCTTTTATTATTTACAACACTTTCGCAGTAATATACATTTCCATTCTTCTTGATAATTTCCAAGATTCTGTCATCAACATACATATATTCTTTATCATACATTTCCCAAATATGAGTTTTTTTCTTCTCTTTCAAAATAGGTAAACCCATACAAATATTAGCTCTATATCCTTCGTAAATAGGATGCTCATAGAAGCCATTATCAGGGATAGCAATGGTCTGACATGGATGTTTCTTAAAATCTAATTTATCTAACGTCTCATACTTGCCACCTATCTTATTTGTAACAATATACTCGTCTGGGAAGGTTACTACATTATCTGGTAGAATAAGTCTTTCACAGATAAGACCGTTTTGTATTTTATTTATTGTACTATTCTGAATGAGTACATCGTGACGTACTCTTAGATTTAAAGGAAGTTCAGTTATAGGACTATTTTCAATTCTCAAATTGCCTCTAATAATTAGATTATCAGGTAATGACGTGAAGTTGGTGTTGTTTATCAACAAATCTCCTTTCACAAGTGAAGGTAAGGTAAACCTATTAAAATTAACATTATGTAAATTAATATTACCGTTAAATTTAACAGATGAAGGTATAGCAATAAAAGTACAGTTATTTAACTTAACTTCTTTATCTATGTGAGTAACTTCATTGAAAGAAATATTATTACAATTATCAATGAACAAATCACCTTTTACATGAAGATTAGCTGGTAAAACTACGTTATTACAGTTAATTATATACATTTCCTTAACAGATAAATTATCTGGTAATGTTATATAATTTTTATCTTTTATAACTACCTTATAGTTAGCATAGAAATTACCATCTTTTTCTTCCAAGCGGATTTGATAATCTTTGTAAACATGATTGATTATTTCTTCTTTCGTCATAACATTTATTGTTTTTAAATTTCTATGCAAATATACGAATAAATTATTAATTAATAGAAAATAATATGTTAAAAAATAAAAAAGAGAGAATATTTTTATTATTCTCTCTCTCTAAAAATTATACTGCTTTCATATAAAAATCTAACGCATCAATCATTAAGCCACGTTTATATTCTTCTGTTTCTTTGAAGTTACCTGTAAGACGAATAGTTTTATCATTAGCAAGCCATTCAAAATTAACATATCGGTGTTCATTAGTGAGACGTTGTGTAACCATGAGAAATAAAATTTCCCAATCAGCCTTGTTTATATTGTCCAATCTAACAGAATGATTGTCTGATGTAAACAACTGTTGAATAATTTTATTAAGAGTTGAGTCAAGTGTTATATCAAAATTGAAACGTAGAATCTTAAGTGTTTGACTTGAAGGGAGCCATGTAATATTCTCTTCTGGAATATTATATTCTCGCTTTAGTCTATTAGCTAATCTACGACTAACTTCATGAAGCCTATCATGTCCTGTTTTAAACATTACATAATGTTGAGTAAAAGTTGGATGTTCTGTGATATTATCAACTTCTCTCGTAGTCATACCATTATTGCGCTGATAAATTTTAAGTAATTCTGTATCAATATATTCAGCAATTGCTTCATGTCCTAACTTCTTAAGAGTGTTACAATAACATTTAATAACTTCTGGTAAGTATTGATAATCACAGTTATTAAGTAATTCTTTAAATAAATCTACATTTAAATTAGATTTGCAACATTCTTTCTTTGTTTCGTTTTCCTGAGAATCATTAGATTCATCAGTAAACATTATAACATTGATTTTATCCATATATTTTTGTTTTATAAAATTATATCACCACACATATTGCCTGCAATCTTATCAAAGGCACTTCTATGTAACATTATACCAATAGGCTGTTCTTTTAGATGCTTAGAATAATAGAATTTAACTTCTGAACTCTTTTTATTATCTCCACGTATATTTACCCATTGGTTAGTTTTTAACCCGTCACGTCGTCTTATAATAGCTGTTTGACGGTTTATTGTTGCTTTATCCCATCCGATTGCATTTAAGTAGTTAAGTAAATTACTCTTCTTAACAAAAGCATAATGTATTTGTTTTATATTACTACTTGTGATTTTAGTATAATCATATTTAAACTCGTTGGGTAGTTTTGGAATGTCAGCTTTATCTATCCATAGAAATATAAAGTGAGTTGTTTTTTTAGAATCATCCAACAACCAGCCTAAGCCATTAGGATTATTCAGGCTACTTACTTCTAAAGCAAAACTATCAAGATGTATATTGGTAAAATGTATAGCTGCTTTTTCGTCCACATACCATTTCTTATCACCCACATCTACTATGAAATCATACCCTTGTAGTTGTTCTTGCTTGTCATCTGTACGTGTTATATTTAAATTAAGTTTGGGATATAAATATTTGTCAGTAAAGTGTGATACTTCACGTTCAATATTCATATCATCTTTTCTTTTACTTTGCATTTATCGGCTGATATTTAGTGCAATTAGTTGCTAATTTAACTCCATCATACATTGTATTATTAGAATAAGCTATGGCGCAGCTGTTTTGATAAAGGCATGTTCTACATTTATCTATCATTATCTTTAAGAGTTTTTATCTTTTCACAAAACGTTGGATTAACATATCTATGGAGTAATTTATCTAATTTATCTTTTGGAATATTACAGATTAATGGGGTATTTTCATTTACGATATTCATCATAATCAATCTTTTTTAAATTAAATAGCATCGCAAGTTTTTCTGCTTCTATTTGTGCTTCTCTGTAATGTTCAAAATATACTTTTTCTGTATCATAATCATGAATGCCATATTGAATTGTGATATATGGTTTTCTAATGGCACATTTATTATCTTTATCAATCCAGCAATGATAGGTTCTAACTAATTCTTCTTCAGTATAATCATCTATTCCGTCTGAAAATCGCCATTCAGATGAAACTTTTCCGAAAAAATTAATACCAAATAATTTAAAGCCAGTAACTTTACCTGGATATGATTTACATCTGATATAAGTTATTTCTTCTTCTTCAAATACTTGCAAATTTAATATATCTTTGATATACTGCATTATTCTATATTTTTAATTTGATTATCAACAAATATTTGACCACATGTTAAATGTAGTGGTTCTCGTTTATCTTTACATTCCACCCATTTCTCGCAACCAGTCATACTACCAACCATTCTACCACGTTCACAATCAGTAATTAGTGGGTTTTTATCCCATTGTAGTAATGTTGCATGAGTGCAATCCCTACAGAGTCCGATAACTATAGGTACTTTCTTTTTCTTTGCTAATGGGCTTTTTCTTTTAATCATTAGGGTCTATTAAATGTTCTTCTAATTCTTTTAATGATGTAACACCAAATGCATCCATATCATAGAAAACATCCTCATCACAATGTCTTTCTTCAAATTCTATTTCAAGCCCTTTATCTTTCCAATATTCTTTAACATATTTAAGATTACTTGTTGGCGAATGTCCGAGACGAATTGCCGAAGAAAAATATCGTGCATCCATATCTCGTTTATAGAAATTAGATATTTCATCTAACATTTCTAATACTTTTTTCGTATTTTCATTTCCAATCCGCTCTCTCAAAGGAGGTGTAGGAACATATTCGCTAATCATATCTCCATAACTATCCTTTTTATATTCATCTTTATAACTTCCTGTCTCGAAATCATATTTGATGGTTTCTATATTATTTTTCCACTCAGGAATAAGATGATACGCTTTAGCATATTTATTTAGAATATACTTAAACTGTTCATTTGAAAGATAATAGCGTTTAAAAGTAGGAAATTCTTTCTCTTCTTCTGGATGTTCTTTAGCGTACTCTTTTAATTTGTCATAATCACCTGAAGGTTGACTACATCTGTACATTTCTTTTAAGCAAACCTCTATTGCTTCTTCCAATATTTTACTTTTTAAATCTGTCATAATTATATTTTGTTTAATTTTATATCTAATATCTAAAGGGGTCGAAATCAACCCCCTTAAATTACCTTGCGGTTGAATATTACTAACAATTCAAAGAACTTCTCCCTCCTCAGCCATCGTTGTGATTACCTTACGGTAAATGGTTACTAACAATATATAATCAATTGATATTGACTGATGAATTGTTGTGATTACCTTACGGTAAATGGTTACTAACAATTGAAATTCATTGATGAAGTCAGCCATGTTTGTTGTGATTACCTTACGGTAAATGGTTACTAACAATTGTGGACCTGACAGTCCGCTCTTCGACAAGTTGTGATTACCTTACGGTAAATGGTTACTAACAATAAATCCTTTTCGTTAACATCGACATAGTCCGTTGTGATTACCTTACGGTAAATGGTTACTAACAATATACTCTGTATAAGTTGCTGATATATAAGTGTTTATATATGATTTTAAATTTAAAAAATAGCTATAAATCATCACTTTTACAGAATTTCTATTCATTTTTTTTTATTCTATTACTTTGCTAATCTACTACACAATTTCGCCACAGCACTTCCATCAACGCTAATAAACTTCTCCTTAACAGCATTTATTGTGTATTTTATTTCTTTCTTTGTCCAGCCATAAGGAAAATTTTCATTTAAATATTCTATTATTTCTTCTTCCGTGGGTGGAGATGGAAGGAAATTATCGAGTACACTGATTTGACTTTTGACATCATCTATTAACTGTGTCCTATTCAATTTTTCAGCATAAGTTAATTCATCGTTAAGCTTCTTAATCATTTTTTGAAGAATATCAACTTCGACTTTTTCAGTCACAGTTCTCATCTCTTTCTTCTTGTTAATGATATATTCTTTAAGTTCTTCAGATGTTACACCTTCTGGAAGCGGAATATCAGAATCTTTAACCTCTCTTGTTTGATATTTGATTAATTCGCTTTTGAATAATTTAAGAATATTACTTTCATTATGATTGCCTGCTTTTAAAGCAATTTTAATTTTATCATCTAATTTATCTTTAATCATTGTCATCATTTTCTAATCTGTTATTAAGACTCGTCTTTCTTTCACTAACTTTGCTGCCCGTTACATATGATGTCTTACCATTGGCATTAGTAAAGTAAATATATTCTCCTAAATCGAAGAAGCGATATACTTTTACTCCATCAACTTCAAATAGAAGTTGTACATCAAATTCATGTTTTGCTCCATTAGTTTGTACTGGTGTTCCTGCTTTTTCACAAGCAGTTAACATCAATGAAGATACTAATACTAATAATAATATAATCTTTTTCATAACTCTATTTTTTTATCGTGTATAATAATTACCTTTACTATCCTTTAGTTGAGAGTAGGATTGTATTTCCAAACTATCAATGATGTGATTATATTGGATTAAGTATACGTACTTACCTTTCTGACCCCAATCACCGTTACTACTTCTAAACGGACGCTTTGACTTATCCACCTTATTATACTTTCCATTGGATTCAAACTTTATATAGCTTTCGCCACCATTCTGAAACCATGTTCCAACAATTACTTCTGGATGGTTATACTCTTGTGCAATATCATCCTTACTGCAAGAGGCAAATGTAAATACTAATGAAACAAGTAGAATTGTAACTTTAATAAATGTCTTCATAATTTTAATGAATTTTTAATTTAACAATATTGAAAAACTTTAACACCCATCTAATCCTGTTTTTCTCCAAATTGAACCATTTGAGAAATATATTTGTGGATATTCTAAAGAGTAAACATATATTTTGTTTCTCATATCACCATCGAAGTATAAGTATCTATCTATGAAATACCATCTACCACTGAGTGTTGATGTAAAAACGCTTGACTTATAAAATATATTATAAGTACCATTACGATATAACTTTATTACTTTATATGGAGAAGTATAATCTTCATTTACCCATCTACCTATCATTATTTGAGGGGTAGGTGTATCGTGATAATAATCATCATCGTAATAATAATCTGAAGTACATGAAGCTAAAGTTAATAAAGCTATCACACCAATAAAAACTAATTTAAACTTATCCATAACATTAATAGTAATATTCTTTAAAACCACTTGTTGTACTAACTGTTTCTGATTCATTTTTAGATGTATTAAAAATGGTTGATTCAAAAATGTATTCTTCTTTTTCCATTTATTTATTGTTTTAATATTAATTTTACGCTACAAAGATACAAATAAAAAACGAATCTACCAAATAATAGATTCGTTTTTAACATTATTTAATTTAATAGTTCATTTCTTTCCTACTTTTGATTAAATTCAGACAACTTCTTTCGCAACTCGTTTAACTCAGTTTCCTTCTTCTTAAGCTCTTCAACTTCCTTGAGTTTCTGACGATAATCCTGCATTGTCTTTTCATATTCTTGCTTACGTTTTGTAGACATATCTTTTGCTACGGTAAACGTCATAGTTTTTTTAGACTCATTATATTCATTGTGAACTTTAGAATTACGTGCATCTTCTGGAATAGAAAGCATATAGTAAGAACTATCTGTATCATTTTTTGATGACACATTTACAAACAAATCGCCCTTATCTACCTTATAATTAATAATCTCAGTTTCCTGATTATAATCAACAACAAATGAATATGTGGTATCATCTTCATTCCACTTTTTCTTCAAACCGAATAACGAATCAATGAATCCGTGGGTTTTGCCTAATCCTGTTTCACAAGCACTCCTTACACCTTTATGTAAATCTTTCTTTTTATCCATTTCCCCAACACTTTTAAATACATCTTCAAGAGTTTTTGGAGTCGTAAAAATTAAATCTTCTAATCTCATAACTTTATATATTTTATTAATAAATTATTTTTTTTTGATTTCATTATTACAATATCTGTGCCAAATTATTCAGATAAATGCAAATCACTCATGGCTTTATCAAATTCTTTTGGGTCTCCCATGTGTTTGCCTATATCATCACTAATTTTGATACAATTCTCCCATGGGTCCTTGCTACTATATCTTGCTTTTGATAATTTCATAACAATATTTGCTGGCTTATAATCTTTAATATCTGTATCACAAGTTAGATTTGTTCCAATTCCAGCTGATACCATAATACGTCCATTAAAATAATCATGAATTTCTTTATACTTTTCGAATGTAAGAGCATTTGAGAAGATAAGTAATTTAGTCTTAGGGTCAATTCCTAATTCTTGTAAACGCTTAATAATCATATTACCAATCTTAAACTCATCACCACTATCTTGACGGAAACCTCTCAAAAGCAAAGCTTGCTGAAGGGTTAAGGTTCTAAGAAACGACTCGGTAGTATATGTATCAATTAGCGCAGTACCAAGATTTCCCTCGTATACATCAATCCAATCCTCAAGTCCCATGTAGTTAGCACGCTTATATCCATACACGGCAGCATGAAACATCATCCATTCGTGAGGGAATGTTCCAGTAGGACGCATGTGGTGTTTCTTTGCCAAATACACATTACTTGTTCCAGCACATACAGGGCACTTTTCTTTTAATCTTTTAACTACTTCATTCTGCACATTAAAACTATATCGTCTACGTGTTCCAAATTCAGAAAAGCAGAGATTATTTATATTAGCATAAGCAATCTTATCTTCTAATTTTAACATGGTTTTCTCCATATTAATTTTGTTACCTAATACTCGATTTCTTACTTCGGCATATGTGGCAAGAATTGCTATCTCATACAATGTAACACGATATAATTTATCTGTAACTTCACACTGGAAGACACCATCATCATCCAACCACATCTTAATCAGTTCTGGCTTGAAACGAAAAGTACCTAACCATTCCCAATAATTCTCTGGGATATAATCAATGTTTTCAACACACCAATCTCTTTCTTCATTTGTAAGACGAATATTGGATAAGTTCTCAATTTGCAACTCCATCTCATCCATAAAGTTTGGATAATTTCTCCAATCCTCTTTATTTCTGTCGTTAAACTTAAATGTACCTTCCGCTCTGTTGAACTTATGGAAATAAGCGTATGAAGTGCTGAACTTATACAAATCTGTATCTAAAATTGATTGAATCATTTTTGTTTCTGTTTAATTGATTAACTCATTAATATCATTCAAATAATCTTTCCAATTTAGAACTCTATCAATAAGTGTACTTTCTTTAATATCTTTAAGAGTTTCTTTATAACTGTCAATTAAGATATTTTTTTCATTGATTTCGTTCTGTAATGTATAAACGTTATCTTGAAGTGCTTTCACACTTTTTTCTAATCGTTCATACTCATCATATTCCATTTCAATCCTTGCCATAAGTTTTATTTACATTAAGAGATTTAAGTAAAAAATCATCATTTATACATGGGCAGTAATCCATAAGTATATTAAATTTCTCGTTTCCAAACTCATTTATACCGCTTACTAATGTATCATGTACACAAACATCTCCAGCGATGCCACAGATATCAATCTGGTCAATATTTTCTTTAGCTACTGTTTTAGTCAACCAATCATATGACTCATCATTAAGAAAAACAGAATATTCTTCTTCTTTAGAGTCCGTTCCTTTAGTAAGAACTTTATAATTTATTTTTAAATCTCTTAGAGTTTGAATAATTGGTTCATAAATGGCAGCGCCATGTGTATAGGCAACACAGTGTTTAGGCCACTCTCCTCCATTTTCTTTAAAAGAGCAATGGCTCTCTGGGTGCCAGTCTGCTGTAATAACTATAGTCTTGTAGTCATTGTGTTTCTTAATGTATTCACACAAAGCATTCATCTTCTGTTCAGCTTTATCCACAGGCAACGTTCCATTAATGAAATCGTATTGTGGGTCAACAATCAATAGTAATTTATTCATATTCATTTATTTTTTACTGCAAATATACAAAAAAATATTGATATTAACAAAATAATTAGTAAATTTTAAAATGATATGAGAAAGATTAATAGAACCTTCAGATTCAGACTGTACCCGAACAAGTCACAAACCGAATTGCTGTCAAGGCACTTCGGATGCTCTCGCTTTGTGTACAATTACTTTCTCAATCAACGTAAAGAACAGTATAAGTTCACTGGTAAGAGTGATAATTACTATGCGCAAGCTAAAGCTCTTACCACATTAAAGAAGCAGGAAGAAACTGCATGGTTAAAGGAGGTAAATGCCCAAACCTTGCAGTTTGCTATCCGCAGTCTTGAAGCAGCCTATAATAATTTCTTTAAGAAGCGTACTAAGTTTCCTAAATTCAAATCCAAACATTCTAAGGACAGTTTTACTGTGCCTCAATTTGCTTCTATCACTGATAATAGACTCTTCATACCCAAGTTCACTGAAGGTATTAAGTGCCGTGTACACCGTGAGATAAAAGGTAAAATAGGGAAGGTAACTATTACTAAGACACCAAGCGGAAAGTATTTTGTTTCCGTATTCACAGAAGAAGATTATATAAATCCTCTTGAGAAAACTGGTAAATCCGTTGGTGTGGATATGGGTTTAAAGGATTTGCTTGTCACTTCTGAGGGAGAAACTTTTAAGAATAACCGATACACAAGAAGATACGAGATTAAACTTGCTAAAGCACAGCGTCATCTTTCTCGCAAAAAGAAGGGTAGCCGAGGGTTTGAAAACCAAAAACTCAAAGTTGCCAGACTTCACGAAAAGATTTCTAACAGTCGTGTTGATTATCTGCATAAGTGCTCTATCTCTCTTGTTCGAAGATATGATACCATCTGTATAGAAGATTTGAATGTAAAAGGGATGACGAAGAATCATCACCTTTCCAAGTCCATTACTGATGTAAGTTGGGGTAAATTTATTTCCATGCTTACCTATAAGGCAGAATGGAACGGCAAGAAGGTTGTGAAAGTAGACAGATACTTCCCGTCCTCACAAACATGTCATGTCTGTGGGCATATCAACAAACAGATTAAGGATTTGTCTGTCCGTGAATGGGAATGTCCTAATTGTCACACTCGACACGACCGTGATGTTAATGCTGCTATTAATATTCTTCGTATCGGTTTAAATAACATATCGGCAGGGACTGTCGATTACACGGGTGGAGAGGAAGTAAGAGCTGACCTTTTGGAAAGCCATTCCTCAGTGAAGCCCGAAGCCAATGTACTAAATGTTCATGGGTAGTTCACTTTTTAATGTAACTGATAATGTTTAATTAACTCAACACATTCTTCTTTTGTTAAGAAAGGATTTTTGCATTGTTCTTCGTGTAGATAATCAATAAGTAATTTTCTGTCATTATTTGTAACATCTGCACGATATGAGAAGATTTCATTACCATCTATCGGAAGATTAATTTTAGCACTATCTTTTATCTGTAACCATGTATTTATTGTTTTTTGATATGTTTCTTCATCAGTAAAAACTCGATACACCCATAATGCATTATCTATATTTTGGTAACATTTCTTATATAATCTACGTAAAGACACTTCTAAATCTTCGTCTTCTCTTATAAAGTTTTTACCTAACAGCGCATTTTGCACATGCTTTATTATTACATTCGGTTGTTTTTGTTCAGATAGAATAGTTTCGCACACACTATCTGTTTTGCAAAATGATAGTAGAATTGAAAGACGAGCGTATAAACATGTAGGTGCTTGATTACATATTGTAAGTATTTTATCAAACATACTATTAAAGTCCTGTGAACATGGAACAAAACATTGTTCAAATAGTTCGGGAAGAATATAAGATAAAATACCACTATCTTTTAAATAATTCAAACCATTAATACAGTCTTTATTAGATATTATCTTATTAAATTCGTTACGTATTCTTTCTTTAGAGATAATCTTTATTCTTGAAGCACATTCTTGTAAAGATTGCCAAGTTTTATCTTCTATATTCCAACCATATCTATTTGCAAATCTAATAACTCTCATGATACGTAAAGGGTCATCATAAAAAACTATATTAGGGTCGTCATTTGTAGTTCTGATAACATGATTTTTCAAATCATCAAGTCCTTTTCCAGTAACATCTTCTACTTTATCTGTTGAGATATTGTAATATAATGCGTTAATAGTAAGGTCTCTCCTAAATGCATCTTCTTCTAAACTTCCAAAACATGTTTCTGGATTACGTGAATCTGAATGATATTGCTCTTTCCGTGTTTCCACAGACTCAATAACAACATCAGAACATTCATCATTATTCTTTAAATGAAAGCTTGCGGTACCATACTTAGGATATACAATAGGATTAGAGTCACTATGACTATTATCCAACTCTGTTAAAGTATTCGCTAAATCTATTCCACCAGACGGGAGATTAACAACGATGTCTAAATCATTAGAAACTTCTCCCATTAACGTATCACGTACAAAACCACCTACAACATACGTAACACCTTCAAATTTGGTTCCTTTGATAAGTGCACGTATTGTATGGATGGTTTTTTCTATCTTTTTATCTTTGATTTCAAATTTCATTATCTTTATTTACTTTTACCAATGGGTTTAAGAATGTCGCCAACTCATGTTCATAATAAAAAACAAGGTCATTCTTAGTTACATCTAAACCATTAATTAATTTGTAAATCTGTGGATAGTATGTAGATGGAATACACGCATAAGACACCTCATTTGTTACATGATTCAATTTAGTGAAAGAATTGACTTTTGCTTCCGATGTAGCAAGCTTGAATTGATGTAACTTAAGACCGAAATAATTAATGCGTACTTCAAACCCGAGTGTGTCTTTAATAATTTGTTCCATCATCATTAAAGATTTATCACACAGCAAATCTGTCAATACGTTATTATCATTATCTTTCACTTTGTAGATAATTTCATCTGTACACATAGAATATGGTTCTAAATATTCAGTCAGATTGAACTTATCGTTAAGCGTCTTATATATTTTATTAATAATCCGCTTCTCTATACTAATTGTCTTTTTTGGATTAAGTTTTCCAAAGATAACTTGTCTTGTATATTTTGACTTCTTAATATATTCACTATCCGTGAACTTTCCAATAAAACCTTCATACGTATCAGTATTAAGCACTATTTCGGAATTAACATATTTAAGTGCTTGAAAGTTTGCTTTCTTTAAATCAACGCTTACAAAACTATTTCCATCTTGTTCTTCTGTATACAAGTTCCGTTGTGGAATCAATGGATTTTCACCTTTAATGTCACTGTTGTTGAACAGTTTAAACGCTTCTGAGTTGTAACATGAAGTAACAATTTCATCTCTTATTTGTGCATAAGCATCTAAGAATGCTCTATAACTACCACTATAATTGGTGTCGATGTATTCAAGAAGATTATTATAATCTTGAGTAGCACCGCATAGTTCAAGACGCTCTGTAAAGTAAGGGTCTTGTATTACTTGGATAGGTAGATTAAAATCCTTGAGGAAACGTTTCCTAAGTTGCTTTGTAACTAAATCTTCCATTTTTATTTATTTAAAAGTTATGTTGCAAAGGTAATAAAAATAATTTATTTCATCAAGGATTTCATATTAATATATGTTAATTTCTTCTACTATATTCGTATATACTGATAAGAGCGTCTGGTTTAAGTTGTTTTATAAAGTTATTATAAAACTTTTTAATCCATTCTTGTTCTTTTCCTGTATCATCAATATCTTTCCATCCATTCTCATCTAAATAAGCATAATTCCAATAAGAACAAGAATAAGTTACGTAATCTTCTTTATTCTTAAAGTTGGAAAAATATTCCTGTTTATCATTCATTGCATGGTATATAGAAGTTTCTTCTGGAGTTTCTGGGTCACGCCCCTCTACTACCATTTCCCAAGTTGCATTATATAATGACTCATCACGTGTCATTACCTTATCCCAATCAATATCCTTGTTTCTTGCCTGATATACTTCTTTACCATCTTTAGTAATAATTGGTACGGCAAAATTTTTACCTAATGAACAATTATCCCATTTACCATTTGGGTTATCTTCGCATAATGCATTTCCCTCTTCGTCATAAAACATACCATCTGTAACACTTTGATAATATTCAAAAGATGTCATGTTGTTTATAATCTTTTTTCTTTCAGTCAACATATCAATACTAAATTGACTAAGTCCAAACTTTTTAGGGTCTGACAAAATAGCCTCAATAGACTTAATAGTTGCACTCTGCATCTTTTTTGCATCAAGATATTTGTATTTAACGTATGGTTCAACTTTTAATGATTTATCATACTTCTTCATTAATTCATCAGGATTTTCACCCACGACCATAGCTGTAAAGAATTTACTTCCGTTTGTACTCATTTTGCTTTCTTTTTTTTCCGTTAATTAGTATGGAAATTTACCTGTGCTTTCCTTGTATATGTTCATTATATATTCAAATGATTTGGCAATACAATCATCTTCTTCTATACATGTATTTTCTTCCAAATAATCTTTAAGGAAATTGAAAATATCTCTATATGTTAAATTACATATTTCATCTAACCATTTATTTCTATCATTATTCATAAAAGTTTTTTTTATCTATGCAAAGATAGATAAATTTATTCATTTTAACAAACTTTTATTAACTTTTTTATAAAAAAATAACACTACTGAATTATAGTTATCCAGCAGTGTTAATATTTTAAATTTCAACATGTATTTCTTTTAAGTATTCTTTATCTACTTTTAGGTAACATTGATTATATGCCATTAGGAACTCTTCTCTACTATTAGATGATAAAGTTGTTTTTATACAGATTAATCCATTGGGGTCATCTTCTTTTAGGTTTAAATCATAAAGAAAATATAGTTTTCGTTGCAAGGTTCCTTTTATCAAACGTTTATATAGAATTGTGTGTTGTATTAATCTTTGTGAAACTTTATCGTTTTCTGAACTTATAAGTAATCTATTATTACTATTATCAATTACTTGGACATTTTCATTTTCTCCCAATATAGTCTTGATGCTATTTTCTTCCCATTTATAATCAATAGGATGATTTAATTTTATAAAGTCACTTATGTTAATTCCTTTCTCATTGAAAACTTCATTGACATAATCATTACCATGTTCTATAATATTTAAATTATGTGTCGTATATGCTTCTGTAAGACCGAGTTCTTTATTAATGGTAAATGCTATATGTGATGTTTCTTCACTTTCTTTCTTTGAGAAATCAAATAAGAAGTATTGTTTACTATTAGTATCGTTAACGTATGATTCCCAACAAGTTTTATTACAGTTGAAACACCATTTAGTACGTCCTTCACTTCCTACTAATTTATTACAATCTTTATGTGATGTTACATGTAATATAACTATATTATCATGGTTATACACAATAGGAGAATTAGGCGTTGATTTAGTAACAAAACTTATAAATTCTTTTTTATTCCACTTATAACTTAAGTCCATACACCATGTGAAAGCATCTAATAGTGCTGTTATATCATGGAGTGAAGAACATGTAGAAATAAAGTTATTTAATTGTTCTTCTGGTAGTTTCTGAAGTTTTGTAAATATTTTATGCCACTTCTTTAACTCTCTTTCTTTACTAATATTTAATTTTGAATAGCTATCTAAATTGAGATATTCTTTCAGTAAATTTCTCTGTATTGTATTAAATTTATTAATGAAAGTTTTAACATCATCAATTAATTGAATATTCTTTATTTCTTTCTTTAAAATTGTAATTGCATAACGAGATGTATAAGCAGTAATAGTATGCTTACTTAATTGACATATCAACTGTTTATGTGACTTTGCCCACGCTAAAATACTCTTTATTTCCTCTACAGCGCAATAATTTGAGTACACTGAATTAACTGCCCATAGTTGATAATTTGGGCTGTCATAGGTCAAAGAAATCAGTTCTTTGAATGTGTTATCCTCGTCTGTGTTTATATTGAGTTTGGTGATTAATGGATTTAATATTTTCTTGGAATAATTCATTTTAAAATTCATAATAGAGATATAGTATCCATGAAATTATCATCAAGAATACTAAGATTAGATTGGAGATGACACTAAGTCCACTCTCTTCATTTTTAAACACAATTGCGCTAACATATTGTGTTATTCTGACATGTATATATATGATAGTTGTTGCAACTACGCAAGATATTACAAAAAGTCTCATTGTCTTATATCTATACTGTTTAAAACAGTTTTTAAACCATTATTCTCAACTACTATATCAATGGATTTATACTTGTTTTTACACTCGTTGAGAGCCTTATATATATCCTCTGATAAAGTTTTAGGACTTGTCTCAATATAGGTTTTATCTTTACCTATATTATCAAATCCCAATAAAAATTTTTCACTATTATTTATTTTATCCAAATATTGAGATATGAATAAATTGGATAATGATTTACAGTTAAATTTCAATTCTTCTTTATTCATGCTATTTCTTTTTATATATCATAAATTTAAATTTGATGTTATTTTCTTCTTGGGTCAAAGACTCGTAAATATTTTTCCACTTACTATCTGAAAAAATATTTAAAGGGAAGTAACTATCTCCTTCTGTTTTATCTTCCACAAGAGTAATATATGCCTCACTAATAAGATTCTCTTCTAAAAAAGCTTTATAAATGGAAGAACCACCAATTACAAATACATCTTCATTCTTTATATTAAGATGACGCATTAATGTAATCGCTCCATTAATTGAGTTTACAAAGTGGACACTTGTATTACCAAATTTCTCAGTACATAATTTAGGATTTGATGTAAGAACAATATTAGTTCTATTCTTAAGTGGTTTCTGGTTAGGTAAAGACAAATAGGTATTCATACCCATGATAACAGTGTTACCATCGGTAAAACGCTTGAAATTATCCATATCATTTTTAATATGGTAAAGTAATTTATTATCTTTTCCAATGGCACCAACCAAATTTGTACAAACAATCAATTTAAACATATTCTTACTATTGATTCAGTTATTATTTTATTCAAAACGTTGTCTAACTCATAATCTTTTAAATCTTCTAAATTTGGCTTTTCACGCTCTGCTTCTTCTGGCATATTATCCTTCTTGAAGGCATAATCTCTATATACCTTAAATGTATTTTTTTCTGCCAAATCATATGCATCACTAAAAGGACTATAATATACTAATAATGTCTTAATCTCATACCCATTTGCATCAAGTATCTCTTGAATGGCATGTTTTGATAAATTTAAATCGAATCTATTCATATTAATTTATATTTTATAATGCAAAGATGAACTACCCCTGAACTAAAGTTTCATGAGTTTCGGGCTTCACTGAGGAATGGCTTTCCAAAAGGTCGGCTCTTACTTCCCCTCCACCCGTGTAATCGACAGTTCCTGCCGATATATTATTTAATCCGAAACGAAGAATATTGATAGCTGCATTAATATCACGGTCATGATGACTATGACATTCAGGACACTCCCACTTACGAATAGACAAGTCTTTAATATCTTTATTGACATATCCACAAACATTGCAAGTTTGTGAGGACGGGAAGTATCGGTCTACCTTCACAATCTTCTTGTCATTCCATTCTGCCTTATAGGTCAGCATAGAAACAAAGCCACCCCAACTTGCATCAGTAATGGACTTGGAAAGACGATGATTTTTCGTCATACCCTTTACATTTAAATCCTCGATGCAGATGGTATCATATCTTCTAACAAGAGATATAGAGCACTTATGCAGATAATCAGCACGACTATTGGCAATCTTCTCGTGAAGTCTGGCAACTTTGAGTCTTTGGTTTTCAAACCCTCTGCTGCCTTTTTTCTTACGAGAAAGATGCTGTTGTGCTTTAGCAAGTTTGTACTCGTATTTTCTTGTATATCGGTTATTATTAATTTTTTCTCCTTCAGAAGTGACAACCAAATCCTTCAAACCTATGTCCACACCAATTGACTTACCAGTCTTCTTAATCGGTGTAATGTATTCTTCTTCCGTGAAGACGGAAACAAAATACTTTCCGCTGGGTGTCTTTGTGATAGTTACCATACCCACTTTCCCTTTTATTTTACGGTGTACACGACACTTGATACCCTCGGTGAACTTTCGTATGACAAGTCTACCACCTGCGACAGATGAAGTTTGCGGAACGGTAAAACTATTCTTGGAGTGCTTCGATTTGAATTTAGGAAACTTAGCACGCTTTTTGAAGAAATTGTTATAGGCTTTATCAAGACTGCGGATAGCAAACTGCAAGGTTTGTGCGTTTACCTCATTCAGCCACGCTGTTTCTTTCTGTTTCTTCAATATGGTAAGTGTTTTAGCCTGTGCATAATAATTATCACTCTTACCAGTGAGCTTATACTGCTCTTTCCGTTGATTGAGAAAGTAATTATACACAAAACGAGAACATCCGAAGTGCTTTGCCAGCAATTCGGTTTGTCCCTTGTTCGGGTACAGTCTGAATCTGTATGTTCTATTTATCTTTCTCATATCTTTTGCAAAGATACTAATTATTTTGTCAATAACAAAAATTTTTCGTATATTTTTGTTATTAAAAAGGTAAAAATACTCCTATTATAGTAAGATAATACATTAGGTAACAGAGATAGTTCCTTACACCCGACAAGATAAAGACTTGTTGGTTTTACTACCAAAAATAAAATGTTAAAAAAATAAAAAAGCCTTGGAATAACCAAGGCTGAAATGTTGTTCAAAGCTAAATTGAACATAAGTTGCAAATACTTACTTCACGATAGAATCTGCAACAACTGAATCTACAGTAACAGTATCAACGCTATCAACTACAGTAGTGTCAGAATCCTTCTGAGTTGTATTAGTTTTTACATTGTTACCACACGCAGCAAAAGTAAGTGCTACGCAAGCTGTGAACATAATAATTAAAGCCTTCATTTTATTTTAAATATTTAATTAAAAATTGGTATCAGAGTAATATCCTCAACCGTTATTATTATGTGATTTCAAAATCACTTTGCAAATATACTATATTTATTTCAAATATACAAATTATTTTGCAAATTTAATATACAAAGTTATCTTTTTGATGAAATTCTTGACGTAACGATAGTTGTTCGTTAACAAATCCTGACAATAATGTCAGCCTTGTTACTAATCATCTGCAAGTATTTCAACCTGCAGCGGAGCTATCTCTCATCGCCCGTATCAATATATTACGGGCACCATTAAGGTCCCTATGGACCTTAATTCCGTCATACATAAACCACTCTTTACCACCTAAGTTAGTAATTAACTCACCAGTAAAACTATTGGTCTTGCTTGTGTATGACTCATTTTGTTCAATATAAACCACACCACACTCTTTGCACTTTCGTTTCAATCTCTCTTTAAATTCATAGAATCTGAGAGATAGCATAGAGCGTACAACACTCTTTCTTAGTTTACGTCCTTTCTTCGTCATACCCTTTACCTCAAATGGGGGGAATACGATGACAGAGAAATTGTGTACAAGGTAATTAATGCACTGCCAGTGCAATTCGTCAACCAAGTCCTGTATCCTATGATACGTTCTGTTAAGTGTACGCTTTAACTTACTTTTCTTCCTCTTATCCTTTGTGAGTGCCAGCCTGCTAAGCAGATGGTCACACTTTAAGTTAAGATTCAGTATTCTGTCGAAAGCATGTATGCCAAGCCATCCAAATCGTCCATCTTCACTAAAGTAGGTAAGGAAATTTCTAACCCCAGGGTCTAAGGCAACAATACCACCTTGATTTTCGGTCGGCATTGTTGTTATCTTCTGAGGTACGGAAAGATACCATCTTCCGTGGTCGTTAATGAGACGACAATCACAGATATCATTCTTCAGCCAATCTCTCTCAGAGAACTTTAGTTTACCACTAATGGTGTGATAAATACCAGACTCTGATACAGCTGATTTCGGAATGTAGCAGCTTTGTACTGGGTTCTTACGGCTCTTGTAGTGTAACTTAAATTGTTTACCAGATTTCTTTGTTTTCTTACAGTTAGTTCTCCATGAGGTATAAGACTCCTTCACTGCCATATTCTTTATCTGATATGGCACAACTTTCATGTAATCCTCAATGAGTGAATGTAGTACTAATGTACTCATATTCATCCAACCCTTAAAATCAATGTCCTTTTCGTTAAAGTGATTCACACAGGTGTTGTACACCTTGCGTTCTACACCGAACCACTGTTTAAATAGTTGTTTCTGTTGCTGTGTCGGATAAATTCTTATCCGTCTTGTTTTTGTCACAATAGCGTCTGAGACAATGCATTCGGCATGAGATGGTATGAACGTTTGCACGTAAGATTTCTGTGAGTTCTTGTTACAGACTGTGACTTGTTTTGTAGAGAACCACGACTTCACAGTCATTACACAAGAAGTGCTATCCCACTCTGACATAGCATTATCAATATACTTATGCGACAATAAGCAAGAATTTATGTCTTTACATAAGTCATCATAGAATGTCTTGCAGTCTTCCTGTACAGTCATTATTTTTACTTTATTTAATTAAATATAATAAAGTCTACCGTTTTATCAAGTTTTTAATGAAAATTATCAAAAAAAACACTATAAACTGAAGAATATTTGATTTAACTCAATTAATCTTGTGTGAAAACCTAATTTAAAATTACTCCACCATAAACGTAATTTCATTTTAAAAGGTATAATACCTGCTTTCACAGCAGCACCTTTTATAAGCTTATCATGATTAAACGCCCAACGCATTTTATCTATGTTTTTTAGATTAATCCAAGCAATCGCACCGACTTCATTCTTTTCCATATTCTGTTTTGAAAACTTAAAGTCATCAATAATTGCATGTTGATATACCGCATAATATCTAAATGTAATATTCTGACGTTTATCATCGTTAGGGTTATCGTTAAATGACCAAAACTTAATTAAATGTGATGGTACTTTTATTCCTGTTTCCTCAAGCGTCTCACGTTGTGCTGCTTCTTTAGTTGTTTCATTGTAATCGAGATAACCACACTGGCAATTCCATGCATTTATATACTCTGGGTCTGGAGTGCCTTCTCCACGTTGTGAAGCCAAGACACACCATTCACCACGCAAGTTCTTGCAAAACACAAACATGACAACGCTTACTGACCGACTAATCCAATGTTCTTTACCTTTATCGTCTTTTATCGAAAAATTATTCATCATCTAAATTTATTAATTCAATATTATAATATTGGGAATCATCTAATCTTTTACATACTGTTGTAAAATAGTTAACTAACTTACTAATGTTGCCAGATAAAACGCCACATAATATAACAACACTTTCTGTATTTGAATATCTGGATAGTTTATAGCTAATATTATAATCAAATACATTTTCTTTTAAAGTTAAAAAAGAATATATTATATCAATTAACCATTCATGTCTAACTTTTGTAGCCGACACGAATTTCTTAATATTTTTTCTTTTTATTTTCTCTTTTCTTGTTATGTTATCTTTTACAGACATCAATATCTCATATTTTTCTTGATTCGTCATATATTTAATATGTATTTTTAAAAAGGTGTTACATTTTGTAACGGTTTGACTTGTAATTACCTCTCGGTATAGTATTAATAACAATAAAAGTAAGTGCTATACAAGCTGTGAATACGTTGTGATTACCTTGCGGTATAATACTTCTAACAATTAAAGAAAATCTTACCAATGCACTAAAGGAGTTGTGATTACCTCTCGGTATAGTATTTCTAACAATTAATATGAACACATCATTGCCACTTACTTGTTGTGATTACCTCTCGGTATAGAATTTCTAACAATAATCAGCGGATTTACCTTTACCCATAATCTGTTGTGATTACCTCTCGGTATAGAATTTCTAACAATAGACTATCTATAACTTATTGATAAACAAATATTTATATTGTTTTTTACTTTTGAAAATTCTCTATTACACATCATGTTTATATCTAATTTACTCATTTTTTTTTATTTCATCATCTTTTCAAATAACGTTTGCAAAGTTAACTAAATGTTTTTATTTACCCAAATTATAATAGTTAATAAATATTAAATTATATATTCAGATAGATATTTATTAATGATAAAATTTAAATTAATATATATGAAACATTTAAAATTATTCAGTGAAAATCAACTACGTGATGCATTCTTAAACTCTTCAGATTATATTGAACCACATGTTAGTTATGTTCTAAATGGGGGGGGGGTAAGATACAACAAACAGTCTCTCAATAACTATATAAGACTTTATGTTGATGGTGAAGGTGTTAAGATTAAACCATTTTTGAATAAACAAAATAATAGAGTAGGAGAAGAAGTCTTACTACAAAGAGGGTGGAACACTTTAGATTGTGATAGTGAATATCAATATTCTTTTACAACATTACTTCAAGGAAATAATAGTAAATTAATTACTGAAATTGATATGACTCATTTTACAGGAAATATAATCGGTAATAAAATGTTATATAGGACATCAATATCGGAAATTACCATACCAAGAACTGTAAAAACTATATTCAATCAAGCATTTGAAGAAACTAATATACAGACAGTTTTTGTTCCAAATACATTAGAAAGAATAGTAGCTACAGCATTTGGTTATTGTCCTAAATTGACCGAAGTAGTTTTTGAAACTGGTTCACATGCTGATTTGGGTCATGCTGTGTTTTATCATTCACCCTTATTACGACGTGTAGTTCTTCCTGGTGGACTTGTAACATTGAGTAGATTGCTCTTCTCAGATTGTCCGAGTTTATCTGAAGTAATTATACCGACCAATTTAGAAAGAATCGAATATGATGTATTTTCAAAGTGTCCCTCGTTGGAAACATTAACATTGCCAGCAACAATTAAATATATTAGTAGGTCTAATAATGGAAGCAATCTATCATTAACTATTTTAGCTAAAGAGCCACCTACAATAGAAATAGGCTGGCAATTTAAAGAAATACTTGTTCCAAGAGAAGCAGTAGATACATACAAAAATGCTACTAATGGATGGGAAGCGTATAAGAATTTAATCAAACCGATTGAAGAATAATTAATAAAAAAAAAAAGAGTGGTTTTTTAGCCACTCTTTACTTTTGTCTTGTTACATACAAGGGGTAAGTCCTGCTTGGATAACTTTGCCATACGTCATTTCCATTCTATTACAATACCACTTGAATGCCTTTTTTAATAAATTCAACATAAATCTTACTTCACTATTTTTTTCTAATTATTTCCAAATTAAGCCGTTAATCAACTCATTTGCAATAATATATATTTGTTGAATTTAATATATATCGTTTTTGATATGCCTATTTTATAAAAATGCTATTATTCTTGATTAAAGTCAAAGTTGTTTGAAAAAATGTAGATGAATATGTATTTCTCGTTCAATAAAATGTTAATGATACAAATTCAAGTCTTTTATCAACTTTTCATTTTCAGCATTTATATATGGAAAAAAAATTTTCTTTTCTTTTACCATTCGTCTTATGTATGTCGAGGAAATAGGAATAACAATATCTTGTTCTATTGGTATCGCATAATCTGGAATTTCATCCGTCTTATTTCTTTTTAACCCAACAATAGCAAAATATGGCTTTATAAAATCTCTATAATTTCTCCAGCTTGGTATTTCTTTCACACAATCGGAACCAGCTATAATAAATAACTCATTGCCTTTGTATTTCTCTCTAAGAAGCGATAATACTTTATATGAATAGTGTGTACCATCAACCAATAATTCATCCTTAGAAAGGCAGCATTTATCTCCAAAATGTGAAATTGCATTCTCTATCATTTTACAACGATATTCAAATTCTGTAGGTTGATATTTCTTCCATGGATTCTGTACAGTTGGCACAACTATCACTTTGTCAAAGTCACTATTCAGTACACTATTAATCATTTGCACATGACCAATATGTATCGGGTCGAAACTACCAAGCAAAAATCCTATTTTCATAATCTATCTAATGTTTATAAAGTCACACATAAGACATTCTTCTTTATCATTATTTATATATTCCTGATAATTTTTCTTATTGTGAAATTTTGCATACAACCAAGGATACCAATCATCTGCCATATTCAGAATCATATTAACCCCTTTTTTAAACACTGCTTTACCAAAAAACCTTGTGGTACTTGAATATAAATCTAAAAGAGGAATATCATCATGTTTAAAATCATGTATTCTCAACCAATCATACTTTCTTCTTCCACCAAAGAAATAAACATTTGTAAATAAAGTTTCAATAGAAGTACAAAACTTATCGAATAATATTTCTTTCCAAGCAGAATTTTTCTCTCGCTTTGACAGATTATCTTCCTCAAGTATTATTCTCACATAAGTATCTTTTTTCCCATTAAGATAATGTAAAAACTCGTACACACCATTTAGGTCAATGTTATATACCATTGCACCATGTCGTACTTCTAAGTTACCATCCTTGTCGAACCAAACTCTAAGGTCAAATACTCTAATATTATAATTTTCGTATTGTTCCTCATAATTCACTTTCTGACATTTAGCAGTAAAAATGAAAGGATACATATACCATTTTTTAGGTCTAAGATAACTTAAACTATTATGTGAACCAAGTAGTTTCATATATTGATAAGTAAAAGTTTATTGAATTTTTGATAAAATATTTCCTGCAATTCGTGTATGTACTTGAATGTCTTATTACCTATACTTTTATCTGTATATTCTCCGTTGCAAGAATTAGTTAACCAGAAAGATGTACATTCATTATCTGTAGCAACTATATAGCTTTCAATAGTACTATCTGGAACTTTATATGTAGGTGTTTCAGTATTTAATTCACGTTTAAATCCGAAATCATTTAATATGTCTTCGTCAATTCTAACAGGCGCAATATCTTTAATATCAAGTTCCCACATATCTCCTTCGTTATTATCGAAGTCAAGATAAATAGTACCATCATTAAGAATGCCTGCAATGTACATTGGCATAGTTAGTCTCCCAAAACTTGTCACTGTACAAACCGTATAACCTATCTTTAAATCTTGTACTATCATCATTAAACACTATTTTTGAAATAATTTACAGATAAAATTCCAACAACAATACAAAAAATAATAGTGATAAAACTTGTATCCTTCATAAATTGTTGAATATATTTTTGCTTATTGGAACAACATAAAAAATAGTAACCCCAACGGGAATCGAACCCGTGACTCCACCGTGAAAGGGTGACGACTTAACCACTTGTCCATAGGGCTATAAAAATGAGCGAACGAACGGAATCGAACCGTCACACCCAGCTTGGAAGGCTAGAACACTACCATTATGCTACGTTCGCAATCTGCATTTTTTAATGTGGGTAGTGATGGATTTGAACCACCGAAGATAGAAGTAGCAGATTTACAGTCTGTCTCATTTGACCACTCTGAAAACTACCGTATATGAAAATCTACGCAAATCTATGATTTAGGTACTTTTCATTTCTTGCTTCAACCTATCACTACTTTTAGGAACATAAAGTTCGGTCATCCATAGTTGGATAGTCCACAAACGTAAATTCGGTGCTACGGACACCTATTTATTTTTTATATTTTAGAAAAGATAATTATTACTGTTATAAAATCAATAAAAATTATTAGTTGGATGAGGTGGATTCGAACCACCGACGCATGGACCTTCAAACCATCGCTCTACCACCTGAGCTATCACCCATTATGAGCTGAATGTGGGGGTCGAACCCACAACCTACTGATTACAAATCAGTTGCACAACCAATAGTGCTCATTCAGCTATTAATTATTTAATTATCATTTCTGTTTAATATTCCACATAGGAGTTTCTCCAGAACCAACAAGTACATCAATATTAGCACCCTGCTTACTTGCGATAACATCCCATGCACGAAGTTGAATAAACTGCTGTGGAGAAAGTGCCAACTCATTCATATAAGCCTTATCTGCAATAGCCTTATTCTTTTCAGCTTTGGCTCTTGCTAACTCCATTTCAGCCTTCTTCTCCTGTGTCTGCTTTGCTTGAATTGCAGCAGCAGTCTTGTTCATTTCATCGAGCTGTTCCTTATTAGGCATAACTCTATCTGTAGTAACCTGCTGAATAGTAACAGGGAAGTTTCCTCTTGTCTTTGAAAGTTGCTTAATATAAATTCTCATTGACTTAGCAATTTCAGTGTCAAGTTTATTAAGTACTTCACGATTACTCATCAAATCAAATGGAGAACATGTAGAAACGTATTCACGTACCTTATTCTTGAAATAAGGTTCAATGAATGTTTTATACCAGTCTTCACCATAGTTTTGCAACAATTCAGGAGTATGTCCTTTCTGAACCTGCAAGACCATATACATGCTTACATCCAAAGGTGTGTTATCGTTTGAAAGCAAGTCATCGAACTTGAACTCCACCTTTTGAGGAAGAATATAAAAACTCACAGCTGATGTTGTCCATGCAATACATGTTAAGTCATTAACAGGAGTAGGGTCTACACCAGTACTACCAACAAACCATGGCTTCATCTTTAAAGCTACTTCTTCATCGTATGATGGGTTTGTAAATGAACAGCTTGTTAATGCTGTTACAGCAAAGATTGCAGTAGCAATAAACGTAACAATTTTCTTCATATATGTTTTATTTTAAAATTAATAACTAATCATCTGAAGTTGGTCTTATTCTTAAAACTTCTGAGAACTCATCTTTCTTCAGATACCAGAATGGTTTATTTCCATCCTTGTAATACATTTTTGTGAAATCATCTGGATGTAATGCCAAATGAAATAATACATGAAAAATATTAAAAACATTACTGTCATCCCAACCTGAATTTTTTGCTCTTAAAAATATTCCAATTGGGAAAAGTATGATTCCAATAATAATTCCAAGTAATAAACTTAAAAATACTGTTAACATATTTATGTTGTTTTAAAAAGTCCTCGCTGATGGACTTGAACCACCGACCACTTGGGTATAAGCCGAGTGCTCTAACCAACTGAGCTAAGCGAGGAAAAATTATGCGGAGATTATAGGACTCGAACCTATACACCATATTACTACGATTACTGGCAGTTTAGCAAACTGCTGCCTTACCAATTAGGCTTAAATCTCCAATATAAGAGGAGAGTAAGAGATTCGAACTCTTGGAACATTTTACTGTCCTCTGGTTTTCAAGACCAGCGCTTTAAGCCACTCAGCCAACTCTCCAGAATGGTTGCAGGAGAGGGAGTCGAACCCCCGACCTCTGGGTTATGAGCCCAGCAAGCTACCACTGCTCTATCCTGCAATAATTATGCGATTCAGGTAATACTCTATTTTATAATGTCATAATACCATACTTCTTTGGACGAGAGTGTTGTCCACCTATGCTTGCATTACTCGGTGGCACTCTCTTGAAAGTCTTCTTAAGATACTTCCATGCGCTTCAGGCAGGACTCGAACCTGCGACTTCCTGATTAACAGTCAGGTGCTCTAACCAGCTGAGCTACTAAAGCATTTGTTGAGACAATAGGAGTCGAACCTATAATGGCAGGACCAAAACCTACAGTGTTACCATTACACCATATCTCAAAGTTAAGGAAACATTATTATTTTTATTCCATAAAAAAAGAGAAAATCTGCTGTTTGTTTCCTAAGTTGTTGGGGGAGAGGGAGTCGAACCCCCGACCTCTGGGTTATGAGCCCAGCAAGCTACCTCTGCTCCATCCCCTAATAAAATTCCACCTCACTATCGGACTTGAACCGATGACACACGGATTACAAATCAAATTTAAACTTTGCTGCTCTTTTCCATACAGGAAAATTCTTGGTAACGTCGCTCTAACCAACTGAGCTAAGTGAGGTGAATATAGTTTTCTTCTGTGGTTGGATTCGAACCAACTAAACGCTCTGCTCTTTTGGATTAAACCAATGCTGCTTTCGCACGTGTGATACCATAACAACACACAGAAGATTTTATGCAGTGCATACGGGACTCGAACCCGTGACCTATGCCGTGACAGGGCAGTATTCTAACCTACTGAACTAATGCACTGTGATTCTCCTATATGTAATAGGAGATAATTTGGTTGTAACGTTACCAACGTAGCTATCAATAATCTACAAATTAATAGATTACATCAATTACTGAATTAGTTTTCTTTAAAATTACTCTTAGCATCATTCTTAGCCAAGAAACCATTTGCATGGGTATTATTTCTTATTACAAAAAGTAATACCGTATATGAAAATCTACTCAAATCTATGATTTAGGTACTTTTCATTTCTTGCTTCACTCTATCATTACTTTTTAGTACATTGTATTGCTACAATCAGTCATCCATAAGAGGATAGTCCACAAGCGTAAATTCGGTAGTACGGCTACCTATTATATTTTTCAGTTGTACGCCCACTGAGACTCGAACTCAGGACCCCAGCATTAAAAGTGCTGTGCTCTGCCAACTGAGCTATGAGCGCATTCTGTTGTTCCAATAAGTCAAAGAACTCTTGTTTCTTAATTGTGATGCAAAGATACTAACTTTTTCTGAAACATCCAAATTTTTCAGTGATTTTTTTTATTTTATTTTGATAAAATCATTATTTTGGTTGATTTTTCTTAGTAAATCGTTAATATATTCACATTTTATGCATTTTTGAGGTTTTACATCTTTCTTATCACTAATATCTATATCTATTAAGTACTCGTGTCCATCAGTAGCTATAATTTTGTATTCAGCTATTTTCTTTTCTATGACACATCTTAATTCTGCATGACCATTTAATAATGGTATAAGGTTATCTACTGTCATTATTGTCTAATTGTAAATGTACTAAAAAAGCTGCTAAATCAACTTTTGTTTTAAGTTTATTCAACAGCTTGGAAATATATTTAGTGAAGTAAGTGCAAAAATCCTTTTTAATTTAGGTTATACATTCATATAAATTCCGTATTGTTGAAATACTATTATTATTTATGTCGTATTCAAAAAACATAGCATCATTATCATACTTGTTGGATGTAACAAATATGTTATGCTGATTACTTTGTTTATTTGATGTACGTATCATTTTTTATATGAATTTTATTATAAATATAACCTATGTATCAAAAGTTACTTATTTTGTAAATATTTTTTTTATTCTGGCTTAATTTCCTGTGGAATTAAAGCTGTTATTTCTACTTCCAACGCTTCTGATAGTTTTACCAATGTATCTAATCGTGGATTCCCACCTTTCAATGTTCTTGTTAAAGAAGCAGGTTCAACACCCATTTTATTAGATACATCTTTTAATTTCATGTGTTTTCTCTTACATATATCTTTTATCCAATTTTCAAATCCGTTCATAAATTTATTTTTATTAATAAATATATCTTCAGTTGATTTTTTTATCAACATATCAATCTTTTTTATTGATTAATTGGATTTATTGATAATTGCATATTGTTTTATACAAAAAATCACCACAAGCAGAGTGAAATCTAACTTGTAGTGAAAATTGAGTTATGATGTGATGGAGGCGAGACTCAAACTCGCAACCCACAGCTTAGAAGGCTGTTGCTCTATTCAGTTGAGCTACTCCACCGTGTTATCATTATTATCTGGCATTTCCTCTATGATAGTAACTTTTTTCCTACGATTTGAACGTTTACGTAATTCGTTGTCATGTTCGTTATCTTCTGTAACATCATGTATTGTTCTACGATTAGAATTTCTTATACCATTAATAAATATACCCAATGATATAAATATTAGAATAATTAGCAGGATAATAACAATTCTCATATTTTCTATTTTTTAATTAATAACTAAATTAGGCTGCGGAAATCATTACAGCGATTTCAAACTGAATAAGTCGATAAAACTTACGTGCATCAGAAGATAAATAAATCCTATAATTATAAGTGCTGTACGTAACCAATAGTTATTTTCTTTAATTGTATTGACCACTATGTGAGAAGTAGTTAAAATAGCGCAAGACTCTCCAGTCTCGAATCATTTTATTATTTAACGTGAGAGTCTGAAAATCTCATTGCAGTGAATAAAATCATAACATCCTTCTCACTATAGTAATCTTTACAACCTAATAGTATCAGTTAATTCTGTTTTACTGAACTGGTTCAACAATAACTACTCGTGCTGAGTACTTTCCTGTCTTACCAAAACCCTTTGAACTACGTACATTCACGTTTCGCTGTGTAAGATAATTAGTCACAGTGGTTGCACGACGTTCTGATAGATTCTGATTATAGGTATCACTACCTACACCATCAGCATAGCCCTCTACAGTTACATCTGTATTTGCAGTGATACTATTGAGAACAGTCTTTGTATCATTGTTAAGTTCTGCATTATCATTATCGAAAGCGATAACGTACACATTCTGCTTAACAACATTCTGCTTTTCGACAATCTTCTCTACAACCTTTGTAACTTCCTTTGGCTTCTTAGATAGGTCGTTACGAAGTGTATTGATTTCATTGTTATAGTCACCAATGTTATACATCTTAAAATTATGTGTACCATTAGATGCCTTAAACTTGTAATCAACACCGACCTGAACACCCATCTGTGCTGCTGAGCTACCAAATTGTACAGCATCACCTGGACCATGTGTCATGTTCCAATAAACACCAGGCTGTACAAATACACGCCATGCCCTTGCATTACCAAGATTAAAGGCAAACTCGAGTGCTGTCTTTGCAGTGAGTTCGTCTCCATCACCCATATTATTATTATATGAACGATGTGAACCGTTAAGGAATGTCAACCATCCAATACCAGTTACTGAACTAACTTCGAATCTGCGAGGCACACCAGTATACCCGAAAATGAGGTTACTCCAATTAATTGTACCATTCATTTCAGCATTTACAGCCTTGATAAATGTGTGAGAGTCATTTACGTAATTGTCACCAAGAGCAGCTACACCTGCAAATTGGATACCGAATACTGGACTAATCTCTTTTCCAACACGTACTCCAACTGAACTGTTGAGAGGAAATACCTTATTAAGCTTCATGTTGGTGTGTACACCACCCATTACACCTACATAAGTGTTATCCATCAACTTTGTACTTTGAAGTGCTGTCTGTGCATTTGCACTAACAAAACTCATCATTGAGATGAGTGTCATAAAAATAAACTTCTTCATTCTCATTATTTAAAAATTAAAATTGGTTTTCAAATGTTGCGACAATTGGAATCGAACCAATGACTGCAGCTATAAGTTTGCCACCGAGATGCCACTTCTCCATGTCACATGTTAAGGAAACAAAATGCGTGCTACCAATACACTAAACGTACCTATTGCGGTCACATTTTGGAATCGAACCAACCCTCATGAACCCTATTCAATTTCTTTTGCTGTACGTTTCCTATTTATATTTGACAAATCTAATATTTCTCTTTCAAAGAACTTTTATTTCTTAATTGTGATGCAAAGATACTAACTTTTTTTGAAACTACCAAATTTTTTGATAACTTTTTTCTAAAAAAATGCGAAAAGCTGATGTCTTCTCAGATTATCAGCTTTTCTTTTCTTCTTTCTATTAAAATCCACATTGAAAAATAACCTAAAAAATCAAAGTAAAACAAAGTGTACTTTAAGCAACAATATGGTTATTTTTCATCCATCATCCATTCATAAATATAGGGAATTTTATTTTTATATCAATACTATTTATATTTTTTATTAAAAAAACTTTGCAAACTTTTCATTACCATACCTACCAGTTGTCAAGTCAATTATTTCCTTAATGGTGTACTTGTCTTTATGAGGACTTGGTAAACGATTCTCAATAAAATCTCTTGTACCAGCTGAACAAGCACCAGTAATAGTCCGATATGCTGCAATTGCTTTCTCATAAGATAAGGTGTCATCTAAAGACAATTTTTCATATTCAGAAGTATCTCTATCATTTATCTTATATATAAGGTCTGCTTTAGCTTCTTTAATAGTTGCACCATGTGCCCAATGGTTATCACCA